AATAAAAAAAATTATTTTATTTTTTTTTAATTATTAATTTATAGATATTAAAACGTGTATAAAGATATATACGTGTATATATTTACACGTGTTTAGATATATAGGCTTATAATAATATAATAATAATCTATTTTTTTCTAGTAGATATATAACCGTATAGATATTCTTACACGTATATATCTATACATGTGTAAAAGAAGATATACACGTGTATAGATATACCGACAGAGCTTTCATTCATAAATTGTTTACAAATAGGGTGTTGACAAGTAGAACTAAGTGTGATATAATATACCCATAGTGATTGTTATATGTGTTGTAATTATTGTGATGAATGTGTGAATTGTTTGTATAGTGTGTTTTGTGTTGGATTTATTTGACGTATATTGTGATTGTATGATATAATATAACTGTAAGGTAGAGAAGCATCTACCAATCAGTAATATTTAACTTGGAGGGCTTATTATGTTCAATGCTATTTGTGGTTTGTTTGGTATTTTGTTAGTTATTTATGCTCTTGTTGGAGCGGCTACTCTTGTGTTTAACGTTTGTATGTCTTTAGGAGTAGTAGGGCTTGTCATACTTGTAGCTATGGCTATTTATGGGCTGAAGTGGATTTATTCGTAGTCTAGCAATACGGAATTTTATATGGGTGTATTATAGGAGTATAAAAAAAACCCCACCCGTAGTGTAAATACAGGGGGGGGGTATAGGACAATTTGTTGTTATGTAGTGGGGTGAAAGTGTGTTTCGGCTTGTTGGAGATACCTACTAAGCCCCCACAGCAAAATTATACTCCGCGTATAATGTAAACCATGGGGGATACTACGGTTAACGATTAGCAGTCGCTGCGGTTGAGTGCTAATACAGCCCCCGCCCCCGTCTGCTTCACTGCCCGCCGTATTTGTGCGAAACACGCCGCGCGGATACTGCGCCGGATATTTTGCCGCGCGTCTGGTTCTCGTCCTCCGCGTCCCATTCCATGGGCGGCTCAAGTGTGTAGTCACGCCCAGCGGCCTTTAACAGGCTGTCAAGCGCGGCGATGTCGATGATACCACGGCCCGCGCCCGTGTTGAGGTCATAAGCTTTGAACTGCGCGGGCTTGTACGGATACAATGCCCAGCATAGACGGCCGGGAACGGTTAGAACGTAGCTTTCCACAAGCATTTTGTCAGTCAGCATATTGTTAGCACTCCCCCTTAAAGAATGCCAGCGGGGCTTGCGCCCCGCTGGCGGGTATCAGTTTAGGCCAGAGCTTGCGCAAGTGCGGCGGCAGTGTCGGCAACGTCCTGCGCACGTTCTGCGGTCTGCTCCATGTCGTCGGCGGCCAGCTCCGGCGCGTCTTTCATCTCGAGATAGCTTTTCGCAAACGCGGCGAAGCCAGCCGTCCGCGCGTATGTCGCGGCCTTGGAGTTGGAGGTGTCGCCCCAGGCATCGGCCAGCGACTTAGAGACGCGTTTAGAGCTTTTGCCCTTTGTTTGGGTAAAGCTGAATCGGGCTTTTGCGGACGGATTAAAGGCTCTCATAATCTCCGCCAGCGCGTCCGCGTCCACGTCCTCGCGGCGGCATGCCCACACCCAGACGGGAACGAGATGGGCGGGACTGCTCCAGTACACGGCTTCTTTACCGCCTTTGTTGCCGTAGTTGATAGGCGCGGACACGTCCACAAGCGCGGAGTCCTCACCAACTGCTGCCAGCGCGGCGGCCTTGGCGGCGTTGTAATCGGCAACGGTCTGCGCGTCCCCGGCTTCCAAAAGTTGGATGGCGCGGAGAAGTTGAGCCAGTCGCAAGGCGGGGAATGCGGGCGCTTCTTTCACACCCGCCAGAATTTTGCTTGCTCCCGCGCTGGAGGTGGCCACGTTCACGCCGTCCACCACGGCGGCGGCCAGCATAGCGGCGGCAGTGTCCGCGTTGACTTTGCCCCATTTTTCACCGGGGCGGGCGCGGGTTAACTCGTTCTGGAAAGAGTTCACGAACGCCATGCAGGAGTCGCTCAAAGCGGCCTTGTTTCGCTGAATGGCGGAGAGCTTCGCCCCGCTATTGAGGTCAACGAAAAACTCTGCGGCGGCGGTCAAGTTGGGTGTATCCGTGTACAGGATGTCGATTGCGATTGCTTTAATAGCTTCGGCGCGTTCATCGTCTCCGTCAGTCTCTGCGGCCTCTAAAGCCGTTGTCAAAGCCGTTGTACGCTGTTTGCCGTCCACCAAAAGCCCCAGCCGCTCCCCGTCATTCATGGGGACGGTAGCCACGATGATAGCGGGCATCACGCGCCCCGCAAGCAAACATGCCAGCAGGCGGGCGTTCTGCTTCTCCGTCCAGACTGCGCCGCGCTGGAATACTGGCTCAGCGATTTCCCCAGCGGCGATGGCGTCCAGATACTCGCCGAAGGTCATACGTTCATAGCGCACAGGCCAGACGGCGGGCGCGGCCTTTTCAGCGGCGGCGGCGGTATTCTCGATGGCGGCGGCGGTTGTTGTGGTCATGTTGTTGTTAGTTGTCATTTTTAAGCACTCCTCGTTAATTGATAATAGTTGTTGATAGTCGTACACCTTTTGGAATGTGCCGCCCGCTTGCGCGGGCGGCGTGCGCTTCACCTTATAAGCGCGGAGAGTAGAAGCCCTGCGGCAACTACCGCGCACACAAGCGCACATCTGAAAATGAATTTCAGTTTGTTCAACCCCTTTACATTTGAATTTTTCGCCCGGTGTTATCCCTTTGCGCCAGCGGCGGCAATACTGCCAACGTGAACGCCATGCGCATTGCGTCCGGGTCATTCTGTTTTCATTCCGTCCCCCTTTTCTTTGTCGCTCGCACTCTATTGAGTACACTCACATAATACCAAAACGCCAGAATAATGCAAGCGGCATCCGCGCCCGTGCTTATAATGTAATATATATAAAGCGGCGTTTTTGTTGTGTAATTTTCACAAAAACCGCTTGCGCCATAGGTTGGTTTATTGTGTAGTTTTAACAAAGATTGAAAACACACAAACTTTTTTTTCGCAACCCTTTTGTACAAGTTTTGTACTCGATTGTACAAATTCCAGATTTTACCTTTTGTTCACTTTGACTAAAAAGCAAAGCGGATACTATCGCGTATTTGTCTATTATAACGTACATGTTAATTAATTCACAAAGACAGTGTGTTTCTACGGCGTACAACACGTTGCCGGGTGTATCACGATTGTTTGAGCCGTGAACAATATACAATTGTATGTATCTTTATTCATGCGCGGCCTTGCTTGTTTTCGTTCTTGCTTTATCTTGTTTTCCCTCTTTCATTATCTATATTATACCACGCGGGCGCGTGGTATGTCTAACGGAACAGCTAGTTTTGAATACTATATCTTCAAATATTCGCTTTACTTTTTAAAATATTTGAAACGTGATTGATTTTCTGGCTTTTGTCAGAAGATTGTCCCGTTTTTGTTTTTATCGGGAATTTTTCTGTTTTTTGCTTTTTTTTGGAAAAATTCTGTATTTTTCTGTTTTACCGGTGAACATATATATATAGATATATACATATATGAATGGATGTATATATAAACACAAGATGTTGTATTTGAATTTGGTGTATACACTAGATATGGTGTGTAAATGTATGTCTCACATATATGGAAAAATTCAAGGCCTACTATTACACCAAAAAAAGTAAAGTATGTTTAATAATTATTTTTACCACACAAAAACAATCACACAACGTTACCACACTTTGCGGTAAAGCAATATTCGTTACTACTAAACAAAATTAAATTATTATTTACCACACACACACCACAAACTCACGTAACCATTGCCAAACCTTGTTTAACTTACACCACATTTGATGTATAACCGCACACTCAACCGCTCACAATAGCGCAACTTTAAACATCACAAACAGCACAACAAGAACAATACAAAAGCAAATAAGTTTCACAATAATTTATCTACAAACGCACAATATAGTAACAAAATAACAAACGAGAGAACCACGGAAAGCAGAAATACAAACAATATAAAGTCTGTTCCATAAGCAATAGAAAATATAACAAGAAACAGAACAAATAAAACGTCTGAAATCTTGACAAGTTTCTTTAAAAACTTGACATTTACTTCTGAGTTATACCTTTCAATCGCATAACAAATAGAGGTTGAGACAGTAACAAAAGATAAAACAAACGCAAGAAAGATTTTAAAAATAATTTCCATTTTTTTTGAACTCCTTCTGGCGAACTTTGTTCGACAGTATGGTTACATTTACTTGATATTTTACTTGCTACATAGTTTTTCAGAATATCTTTTAAACACTTTACAAAGTGGAAAATAAATGTAAATCCAAACTAATTTTCACATTTACACATTTGAAGTATACTCTACATTTGTATTACAATATAAAAATATTCAAACTTGTCTTTGATACGTTTATAACCCAATACAAGATGTAAAGTATACTTTGCAAAGACATTTATACTTTTAATAGATTTTATATAAAAACCGTTTCTACATCGTAATTGAGAATAATTATCAATAAGGATTAGTTATCATCTAAATCTTAATTATTCTCTGTTCAAAACGGCAATAAACATACATCATCGTCTTGAGATTCAAACTTATAGGACAGATAACCTCTCGCTACAAATTCATCATCAAAATCTTTTATTTCACCATCTCTTAATCTATCACCATAGTAGATACTATAATCATATTTATAGTATTCTCTGTCAGTTTTCAGAAAGAACTTCAAATAATCTTTAAGTTTATCAGGAGTATACCTTTCGTTCAAATCTTCTAAACATTCTAAAAAGCAAACAGCGGCTGAAAACATATCCTGTGCTTTCTCAAAGATAGGGACATTGTAATTCTGCCAACGTCCGCAATCATATCTAAGACGCGCAAGGTCATTGATAATACCAGACTGATAAAGTTTACACAACTTATAATTAGAAAGTTCCTGTAACCGTTCCTGAGAAGGAACAACAAATTTTTTCAAGTCAACAAAACCTATACTAAACCCGCCTACTTCTCCATAAATAACCATAGCAAGATTTGCGTCATAACAATAAAAATCTGAGTTATAATACTGATTAACTTCATCGTTTGCGATAGACAATATAACACAGCCATATTTAAGTTCTCCATCGTAAAACTCACCATTTTTCAAGATGATACCGCTATCTGAAGAAAACTTACCAGTACGGAACTCACTGATAAGCTCCGGGTTAATTATAATAAAGTCACCAACGCGTAACATATATCAAAACCTCTCTACATTGAAACAGAAAACTCATTATCAAAAACCCATTCATATTTATGAAGTAATTCAAAATTCTTTAAACGCTCACCAAAATAAACATTAAATTTTGGATTTGACTTGCGCAAACGAGATTCTACATTGTGTAATAGTTCATCTTTGTTAGATGATTTACTAGCGATATAGAACCAACCTATATCACTCAAAGCAAATACAGGAGCATTATATTTATCCTCTACATCGTATCTCACATAGAAAAGAGACTGAATCATAGAACCCAAACAAGGCTTATAAGAATATATAGAGTTTTTATTGTCGGAATTATACATGAAAGATGAAACGTCTTTTATAATCTCAAAGTCATTTAAATCAACAACCATCAAAGATAATGCTCCTAGTTCATGGAACATAACCACAGCAAGGTTACTTTTGCTGGGACTACAATACAACACAAAACATCCGTCGTAAACTTCTGGCGAGTATTTAGTCAGAACATCGTCCTTTATAATCTCAAAACCATCCTTTGGTTTAATAAAGCACCCCACGTCATACATATTCCAAACACCCCTAAAAATCTAAAGCTACTACTAGATTTAAAGATATAGACATATCAAGTAATAGAAGTTTATGCCTACAATACTACAACGTATTAAAACCTAATGCTAGCTTTATGTTAAAACCACTAAAAACGAATCATAGAGCAATTTTACATTTTACTTATGTGCCATGAAGAAGTTTAGCAAGTTTCTTACCACGTTCGACATAAGCGGCACGTTGCTCAGGGGTAAGTTTAGCGGGAAGTCTTGGAGCAAACCATTTCTTAGGCATGATAAACTGACAAGAACCATCTTCATTTTCTCGAACAAGTTTAATTTCTGGATATTCACACATAGCATTTTTATACTTGCGTATAATAGAAGCATTGTGTGTAAACATTACAGCTTCGGATTCAGCTTCATTGAAACTGAAATAAGTTTCACGTTCGTAATTTGTCAACATAGTTTATTACTCAACCTCATAGTTACAAGATGCTCCGAAATATTTAACCTGTGAAATAGGAAAGAAACATCTTTTATCGTTCTTTTCAAACCAAAAGACATCAGAGCCACTATTATGTCCATACAGCTCCACATCATCAATAAACCTTTTTTCTCCGTCTTTGAAGATAACAAGTAGTTCACAATTTTCCAAAACCAGCACAACCTTTCTGTTAAACTTTGTTTAACAGTTATAGTATATCACATAATAGAACAGAAGTCAATACCCTACTTGTAAACAATTTATGAACAGGGATTCTCTTATATATATATAATAATATAATATATACACGTGTATAGATATAAACAAGTATTAAGATATACACGTATATATCTATACAGGTTTTAATATCTATAAACAAGTAATAATATATACACGTGTTAATCTATATACGTATAAATATCTATACGCTTATAAATATAAAAATAAAAATATAATTTTTCTATATACACGTGTATAGATATACAGTTGTTTATAATTATACACGTGTATATCTTGTTTAGTTATTTATTATCTTTTATTTTTTAAATATATATACGTGTATATCTTGTTACGCTTATATTATATTATTATAATATATTAATATTATCGTGTATTTACTTATGCTTGTATAGTGCATAAGTAAATACACTAATTATTTATTATAATATAATATAAGCTAATCTATACACGTATATATATTTAAAAATATTTAATATTAATTAATTAAATATACACGTGTATAGATATAGACGAGTATTAAGATATACACGTGTTAATCTATACAAGTGTTAATATCTATATGCTTATAGTAATATATACACGTGTATAATTATAAACAACTGTATATCTATACACGTGTATATAGGAGAGTACACTAATATCTACTTAATTTGACACATTTGAACCAAATAGCTATATAAATTTTTGACACATCTGAATAAAAAGTAACATACACTAAGAATTGACACATTCAATTCAAACTTCTCGATTCATCCACCGTAGCCTGCACCAGCGAGGTCTTACACAATGTCCACGAGCGTAATTAGGTTCGGGCGTGTCCCGCCCTACCATGAAAATAAATTTATGAAGCGATTAACCGCATTCCCTCATTCAAAATATTTCTAGCGGCGTTGACATCCCTATCGTGATGTGTACCACATTGCGGGCAAACCCATTCACGGACAGACAAGTTTTTAACATCCGCATTTTGAAATCCACATACAGAACAAGTCTGACTTGATGGGAAGAATCTATCAATCATAACAAGTTGTCTACCATACCAATCAGATTTATACTGAAGTTTCCGTCTAAGCTCATACATAGAAACATCAGAAACTGATTTTGCCAAATGGTGATTCTTCATCATACCAGATACACACAAATCCTCTATACACACTACATCGTTATTGCGAATAATGTCGGTAGAGATTTTGTCAAGCAAGTCATTTCTCTGATTGGCTACATGTTCGTGGAGTTTAGCCAGTTTGATTCGTTGCTTTTCGTAACGTTTACTGCCTTTTGTTTTTCGAGACAATTTACGTTGCTGTCTTATCAACTGTTTCTCAGACTGTCTAATATACTTTGGGTTATCTATTTTAGCACCGTCAGATGTTATAATCAAATCCTTAATCCCAACATCCAAACCAACACATCTTCCAGTGTTTGGATATTGTTCTACTTCGGCGTCGGTACAACACAATGATACATAGTATTTTTGTGTAGAAGTTTTTGATACTGTAACAGACAAGATACGTCCTTTAACTTCTCTTGATACTTTACACCGAACACGCTTCAGCTTTGGAAGCGTAATATATTTTTCTTCCAGTTTTACTTTATTTGTACGGTAAGATTGAACAGGTGAGCGTTTTGATTTAAATTTAGGATACCCTACCTTTTGTCCTTTTTTAATTCCGTTAAAGAAATTCTTATAGGCTTTGTCAAGATTTCTCAAACTCTGCTGTAATGCCACAGCGTCAGCATCATATAGCCATGTAAGCTCCTTCTTTAACTTTGTTAAATCGTTGGCGCAATCATAATAGCTTAATGACTTTTGGGATTCTTTGTATAATTCAATCTTCTTGGCTAAGTAGTGATTGTAGACAAATCTAGTACATCCGCAGATATTGTCTATCATATTCATTTGCTCTTTGTTCGGATAAATACGGAACTTGTAAGATATGTCTATTCTAATCACCACTTTCTATTTTTTTTTTAAAATAATATTGCTAATAACCCTCAAAGCTACGCCACAACGAATACAAGGGGCATAGGAGACGTTTTATTATTCAAGTAATGAATTTATATTCCTTATAGCTAAAACACTTTCTAGGCCTATTGTAGCTTGTATTAGAGATTAGATAAACCAAGTCACATATAATAGTATTTTTTTTGGGGAGGGTATTGACATTTAGTTCAAAGTATGATATAATCAAGTTACTACAATGAATTGTAGTAACTTGTTAATCAAGCCTCTCGGCTTGATATACTATACTCACAACACACAAACAACCAATCTCACACCCTATAAAATCTAATTTCCGCATTGTCATATGTCGCAAAGGAGCGCCTAGCGAAATATTCAAACTCATTGAAGAATATTTTATCTTCAGCGAATACACCCGCATTGACGCACCGTTCAATTACCGCCGAAAGGTTATCGCTATCTAAAACTTGAGTAAGCAGTTTATGATATCCTATTGTTGTTCCCCATCTTTCGCCGCTAATAACATAGTCTACTCTCACATGAGACAACCTATCAGAAATATCGTAAAGGAATTTTAAATCCTCCGGCAATTTTCTGTGTGTTACATGTTTAATATATCTTGGGCTAACAATTGGAACAAAAAAATTCCCAGTATCCTTCCTATTCCAGATATATTCTACAATGTCTCCACCGCGAGGAGTTATAGACTGACTAAGTATAACTCCATAATGATTATACTCGTTGTTATATATGATATCTCCACATTTGAACTTAATCACATTATTCACCACACTTTGTACGACGATGCGTACAGATTACGAAACAAGATAAAACTTGATTTCGGGGGAAGGAACACAGTGTCTGTATTCTTTATCAAAGAACTCATTGAACAAATTAAAGAAACATTTACTGCTAAACGAATTGGGACAACCATCATCGTCATACATCAAAGAGCCTCGAAGTGATTCCAAAATACAATTACTTTTTAGAGGAGTCAAAAGAGTGTCGTTATATCTTGACACTGTTTCCCCATGTTCTGTAACAGAATAATCAACTCTTACATGTGCGAATATTTTTGAAATGTCTGACAAAAAGCAAAATCTGCTTGGCAAAGATTCTTGTTCTATTCGCATAAATACTTCTTCAACATCTGTCCATGTGCAAAAGGTTTGTGATTTTTCTCTATAAATAACACAGGTAACACATTTGTTTTCCAAAAAGACAAGTGTGTCGGCAACGACTCCGTATTGATACATACCCTTATTTCTATTGTATCGTCTTACAATGTCTCCACGTTTCAACGTAGTGTTCATACTTCATCACCCCATGGATTCAGCTCATACTTGAACAAAATATCATCATTTGGGTTTGTGTATTCAGTCATAACTTCACATGAATAACAACCATTGCTTTCTCCATACCACCGAATGGTTACATATCCTTTTGCCGTTGCGAACTTGTAAAACGTCCAACTCCAATATTGTTTTCCCAATCAATTCGTTAAACTCTTTAACCATCTTCTAAGCACTCCTTTTATAAGCAATCTAAAGTTGTCCCTTTTGAACACGATGTTTCTCATGTTTTTAAACATTGAACATGCGAGTAATATAAAATCATTACCGAGATGTTTCAATGTCAAAATCATAAGGCTGGCATTGATTATAAACACCTGAGAACGCACGATAATGATTATATCTGCTTACCAACCGTATAAACATGAATATCCACATCATCACCATCATCGTAGTACATATCCTCAAGTAATCCCAACACTTCATCGAGAAATTTTTGTTCGTTAAAACAAAGTTGTACAGATTTAGAAGAAAGTCTAACATCCGTCAATGAAGCATTTATCATACATACAATACGAGAAGCATGAAATGATGTTAAATTGTCTTGATAGGTACTATATTGTGGGTCGTCTTTGTTTATTACATCAATTCTAACCCTCTTGAGAAAATCTCCAACTTCTTTTAGTAGTTTATATTCATATACGGGTATGGAAGAACTCTCAATTGGTTGAATCCGTGCTACTCTTGGGGTTGAAAGCGCTACAAATCTGCCTGAAGCATCAAGTTGGATAAGAGAATAAAAACAAGCACCACAGTACGCGAGTATATATGGTTCGTTTTCGGCTTTGTACTCTACAATGTCACCAAGTTTCAGATTTTTCATGTTGTCACCTTTGTCTGTCGTGTTCCACACGACGATTCGTACCGCATAGCGGTACAGAATTAGTACAAACTCACGTTGTAGTTATATCCGAAATAATTACGGCTGTGTAACCATAAATAGTGTCTGTAATCATCTTCTGGATTGTTAAGCAAGTCAACAATTTTATAAACGCTGTTTTCCTCAACAAAAGAAACATTGTATGTCATGCGATTTGAAGTCAATTCTCTCTTGTCATATCTTATACTTGCTAACTTCTGGAATGTTTCAGCACCAGCAGGAACTTCTCCTGTATAGTCAGATAAATCTTCTTCTTCACAATAGCTTGTATACCATTTGTTCCGTTCTTCTACATAGATAAAAACAACATAGTATGTGCGATGGTTTCTATATACCACAAATGCTGGACGTCCCTTTTTGTAAATCAATTGCCTTTTATATTTGGCAATATCACCTGTTTTGTACTTCAATCTATCAACTCCAATAATACCAGAGGGCATACGCCCTCTGGTATGTTTTACTGTTACTCACATTTAATCTCTGCGTTGTAGCAAAGAGCAACGTTGTATTCGTCAGAAAAATGCGCTAAACATCCCGTGCCAAGTCGAACGGCGTTCATCGTGGTTTGCTCTCCGTCATAATTCGTATGATGTGCTTCGGCCATTTTCATATAAATCCTTTGCTGTGGGCCACCAATGAAGATATCTCCGTTCTTCAGCTCTTTGAACGAAATGGTTGTTGTGGATTCAGCGTTTGTGGAAAATTTCTTGTCAGTCATAATTATGTACTCCTTTATCTGTTATTGTTTTGTTAGAATGCGTTTTTATACTCGGATACGCTTTATTTATAAGGGGTTTAGAACATTCAAATGGTTTGGCAATATAAAATCATTACTCAACCATTCAACGTTTAAAACCCTTATAGTTGTGTGATAAAAATAGGCAACTTAGTTATTTGTGTTGATGCTTACCTTTCGCACATAGATTACTTTACTTTCGGGAGAAAATGCTTCTGGATACGCCGCGCCAATTCCAATGGCATTGTATTCTTTTCCGAACCCGTCTGTGGATTCTTCAATCTTGATATATAGACGGTTTGTGTCTATTCCGAAGAACATACATCCTATGCTCAATCTTGAAAATGTTACAGGATTACCAAAGTTGCTACTAAGTTTAATATTAGTCATTTTGCCCACCCTTTAAATCTCATAGTTGAAAGAACATGCGTCAAACGCATACACATAGTCATTGTCTCCGAAATAGTGTGTCAGTCCACTTCTCAGCTCGATAGCGTTGAAGCATTTGCGTTTGGGGTCTTTCTTCCATAATTTTTGAACTTTCATATATAGGCAACCGTCAGTAGCCATAAAGATGCTACCACATTCAACTCCCGGAAATATCCTTGTTGCGGCGTTCGTTTCTAAATGAACTTCTGTACTGCCAATGTTTGAATTATCACTCATTATTTGTCACTCCTTTATGTTGTTTGAGGTGTGAATATCCCCACATATATTATACCATGAAATGGTATAATACGTCAAGTTGTCCATGCTTTTAGGTCGATGTTTACCGCTTCTACATTAGCAGCCATATATTCATATGAACGCATTATCTTGTCGCTTCTTTTAGTGGCAATAATACGTTGTACGAATCTCCCGCAAGAACAAAACATATTGTATTCGTTCACATGGTTGCGTTGAAAATCAATAATATCTTGTTCGGTAACGCTTGGGTCAAACTTAATACAAAACATCGACATATATGGATTGTCTTTATGTCCTGAACACGACATATATGTTTTTAACCCTACTGAATTGAAATATTCAACCATAGGAATCACATTGACATCATAATCAGACATAGAACTATGTTTCATATTATTACTCCTTTGTAGTTGAATAAAACGTCCGTTCAGAAGTATCATTTCTATCTCTTAACCAATCAAGAACATCATCGGGTTTTGCTTTGAATATAGTCTCCGTTTTGCTTCTAAGCCCAACATATATAGGGTCATGGTATATAGCATCAATACTAGCTTCATTCCATACACCAAATTCATCGGGTTCGGCATCAGTTACATAAATTTCATCGTAGCATATTGTGCTGACTATTTTGGCTAGTTCCAAATCTCTATCGTCAAGAAGTTCCTGTTTGGTCTTTATTATGTCCTTTGGGTCTACCCACCAATTGTTATAACCGTGTCGTGTTTTTGCTATCACGCATATATACTCGTTATGTCTCCCAATAACAACTGCTTCGGAGAAATTAACACCATAGCTTTGTCTTATGGTTTTTACAATGTCGCCAACCTTGAACTCGTCCAATTTTGTTCATCTCCGTTTATGTTTATAGCACGCGCTACAATACGCATAGAATGCGTTTTATATATTAGCAATGATTTTATATTACTAAGTATACAAAATAGATTGTAGGCCCATTGTAGCGCGTGTGAGGGCATTGTGCGTTTATGCCTGATAGTTTAGCATCGTATCAAGTGCGCAAATCGTTTCATAAACCATCTTCCTTGTTCCACTTACCAGCAAACCATCAACGCAATGCTTTTCAATGTCAGCTTTTGAACAGTAGTACAGACTACATCCTCCGTACACATATGCCACGGCTAAATAGCCGTATTTGTATCCTTTAAGTTCGCACAGTTTGTTGTAGTATTGGATACGCATGTCAATGTTTTCTTCTATGGTTCTCACCTTAAAGTTCCCTCCTTAATGATTTCTACCTTACAACGTACAAGCATGTTTTGCTTAACGCCGCGAAACTCCGAATGTTCTTTGATTGTACCAACAAGATTGACTTCTTCGCCGGAATCATCAATTCCAAGATATTTGCTTGTTTTCCATACGAAAATAGCAGAGTTATAAATCATCTTGTAGATAAACATAACACCAAACTGCGTAGAATAAGAAGTCACACACGCAAGTTTACCATTCAGCGTAACCTTTTCACCGACTTCTCCATAATACCGATACATTTCGTTGTCTTTTTCTTTTTGTTTGCGCGTTTTCTCATACTCAAGATGCCGTTTGTACAAATCCATAAGACAGGCCGCAAATCCAACATCACTCACCTTGATATTTGAACCAGAACAAATAACACGAAGATTTTCCATAAAGTTGTTCGGCTCGTTATAGGATTTAATCCATTCAATGGCATCTTCTACAAATGCTTCTGTGTCCTTGCTCTTATAAATATTGTTCCACTTATCTGACATTTCATCCGGCATTTTGGTACATGTCATAAGATGAACCGCTTTAGTACATGTCGCTTCAACCATCTTATTTTTATCAGCTTTACCCGATGATTCAATTTCATAGTTTATTTCAGAGGCTTTCTTCTTGCTCAAAAATCCATACAAAGACATTGTAGCAACAACTGCGCTCAAGTAGTCTTTGGTTTCGATGAAGAATTTACTGCTACCACTCACTCCAAGAAATTCTTCGGGTGATTTTGTAAGTTCCTCAAAAGCAGCAATTGCTTCGGCGTCAATACCTCCTGTATATTCGCGCAGACACGTTGTACCAACCTGTTTGAATTGCTTCGTCTGCGTGTTATAAATTACAACAGTTTTGTTTCTGCTACGCATTGTATTACAATGTTCACAGAAAGATTTTGCTGTTCTGAATCTACTGGGGAGCGCGAGTTCAGCGCTTGGCCTCCATTCACCCTCTACCAAATGAATAACATTGCCAACTTCGTGATGGTCAAGCACAGCAATAACAATCCAGTTTTCGTAGTGAATCTTACATTCTACCATTACAGGTACACACTCAACTGTCACGCCGGGCAAATCCGTTTCTTTTTGGATTGGTTCAAGCCGTTTGTACGAGAAATCGACTTTAGCCCGCTCCGCTTTGCGACGGATACGGGCAATCTTCTTCTCGAACGATTCCATGTTCTCTGTGGGAATTAAATACATCATAGTTAGCACTCCTTGTTATTGGTAAAGCTCGTTGCGCTCTACTTTTTTTTAGTTTAGTGGCTTAAACTCTGAGACTAAACACTGGGCCGTAAGCACAGTTTGGAAAGTCTGTATAGTCCCTACCACGCCAAATGCGATATTTCCCGTTGTAGAAATATACCCGGTATTCCACACCGCGCAAACCTTGGTGACGCTTTCCGCAACGTTGATAAGCAACACAGGCGTTGCGGGCAGTCTGATAGTCGTCAAAAATATTAATCAACATAACACTCTTTCCTCCTTTCCGTTTTTATTATCGCCCTTTCCACTATATATATTATACCACACATTCGTGTGGTACGTCAATTTGTGCCCCTATTTATAGTGCCATCAAAGTAAAAAATATCTTTGAGGTCTGATATTTTGGTAGCATCTCCTATTTCTTCTATGAACTCTTTTTCTTTGCCTTTATATGTATCTTCCCAAAAACAATCCTGCTTGATGTAATATTCATCAAATATACGTTTGAGTCTTTCGTGAAAATATCGTAGAGCCAAAAATATATTTTCGTGAAATTCGTGAACGTCTGCTTTGAGATGAAGTAGATACTGTATGTTTGCTACGTTATATATACCAATATGGTTGATACACTCGATTTGGTCCGTTGAAATAACGTCTTTGAGATTTATGATTTCTATGTCCATATATGGTTCTTTCATTATTTTACGCCATATGTATCCATAGTTTACAACCCAAAATTTACCCATTTTCTTCTTAGAGACAACAACACCATATTGAGCCGTGTACCATCTTTTAGAATTATATTTTACACACATTCCGGGTTTTATAAGCATGGCGCATCAGTCTCCAATACTCTAGTTTTATAGATTACAAAAGTATCTTGTTCCTTTATGTCATTCCACCTGCGTATTGCCAGTTCAAGGCGCTCTTTGTAATTTTCAAAGTTTCTCCATTCGTCGTCTTTAAGATAGAAATATACTGTCTTTAATGGCTCAAGCTCTATCATCAACCTTTGATTGTAATAGTAATCAATATTACTATCTTCCTCGTCGTCGTAATGAAATATAAGGTCATAATTATATTCCATTACATCGGTTATGAATTTTACAAACTTCTCATATCCATTATCAATGATGGAACGTTCAGAGACTGGCTTATACCACTTGTCCATTTGTTCTTTATAGATAACTATGTAATCTAATGTATCTCCTTTCACATAAAGGACGTAATAAATCTCGTCAATCAAATATGATATAACAAAGCAATATGTAAACGAACTTTTCGGGTCTGTACTTTGATAGAACCCGCAGAGCACATTGGGATGCATAATTATTCACTCCCGGCGAATTAAAATACAACTTTTATGGACAAGTTTTAGGCATCCAACCACTTATTATCAAGCACATAGAATCCAAAAACAAGTCCACCAGTCAGAATAATCCAGAAAAACCAGAATATAAAAATTGAAAAGTTCGAGTCATTAATCAATCGCTCCCTCAATTCTTCTGGCTCTGTTTCAGAATAAAGTGTCACATAACGGTTTTGAATTTCATCATCCTTTAAAGTAACAAACACAGAACCATTCATTTCAGCCGTAACAACTTTGAAATAATAACGAACTTTGGAGTTCTCATACGCATATCGTCCACTGATTCTTCTGTATTCTTTATCCAAATATTCGCTCCCAACATCCGACAGACGAGCGATGTCTATGTCGTAATTGTCGAATTTGTCGAACGGATATATGTCACCATTGAACACTACATCGTTTGATTTTGTTTTTGTTGAGCCGCTGTAATCCCAAGTATAATATGTTTCAACCCGTGTTGAAACGCGGCCTTTCGCGTCAGTGCTTGTAACAGTTCTTGTATGCATAGTATATTTTTCTTTGATTTTCTCAATGTATAAATATTCACCATTGAGTTCTGGAATTGTTTGAGGTTCAACTGCTTTTAGTTCAAATATTGTGAAAACATCACCAACGCCAGTTTCTTTGACATAATCGTACATGTTCATTGAAGTGACAATTGGTGATTTCATATATCGTTCGTTTGTCTCCATTGTACTGTCGTGGATTTTTCCGTGAATAAAAAACCCGAAAGTAATCATCAAGAAAACAATCGCTAAACTGGCCAAAAGCTCACGCAAGGTGAGCTTAAAATGGCCATCGTATATAACAATATTGTTCATATTAATCACCAAACATATTGTCGATTAGTTCCAATTCTTCGGCATCGAAAGTAAGATAATCAACGTTCATCGGTTCATAACCTTGCGCAGAAAGAATCTGTTTATGCGGGAAAATTTTGATATATTTTTTATATTCTTTTACCTGCGCATTGTAATTGTTGCGATACTGAGAAATTGTATTTTCACAGATTGAAATTTCATTCATCAAATTCTCATAAACAGTATCGGATTTGATTTCTGGATAGTTTTCAACTACAACGTTCAGACTTCTCATGGCTTCTGCTACATCACCATTCTGAAGTGCGGCACGAGCATTTGTGACAGAATCCACAACGTCTTGTTCGTGGCTTGTGAAATTTTCTACAACTTGCACAAGCTGTGTAATGCTGTCGTTCCGATGCTTTTGCTGAATCTCAATTCCCGAATAGGATTCGTTGATTTGTTCTTCCATACGAGCCACGGTGTTGGATACAGAAACCGTATATCCAAGCAACAAAATCAGTAGGCTCAAAATTACAACGCCGATAATAGCGAAAAGTTTCCAGTCAAAGTTCTTCATTGTTTGTCTCCTTTTTAATAAGTTTGTAATGCCAATGTGCTCCTCTGTATTTCATATTTTTATTTCGTAGCTTATCCCTTGGTATTTTCTTGAAACCCATACTTTCTGGTAAATCATATCCATCCAACACTTTTGTAAACACATAAAAGTTGTCATATGAATCCGAAAGAACCTTTATTGCGTCTCTAAAATACTCTCTTTTATTCCTGTCGAATATAATAAAGTTTTTGCTTTCCATATGTTTGTATAACATCGGCGTGTTCCCTTTTGAGAGAGCAGCTTTGGAATCAAGCTCGATGTAGTTATATTTAGGTGATTCAATATTTTTGAACGTTTTTTCTGTTTTCATAAAAAGTCCATCAAAATTATAGGTGTAACAAATAAACTGATACCCACATTTAATGGCAACCTTTTCAGACTTTATGTTATTTGTATCAATGAACAGAGCCACTTTATCATAAAACATAAAAATACAGTTTGTTATGTAGCTAACAAACTCAGTCATAATACCTTTATTGCGGTATTGTTCCTCAGTATGATATGCAAAAACAAAATAATATTTATACCTGTTGAGTCTGACATTCATTAGATAGTTGTCGTCATTGTCTACTCCGCCAAAATAAATAGTAGCCACATGCTCGTTCTGACAATTAAACAGGTATAAACAGTATTCCTGTCCGCCAGCACAAAAAAAGTTTTCTCTCGTAAATAATCGTATGTAGTATACTTCATTGTTAAGTGGGAAAAAGTCCATATTATATTCTTTTATTTTTTGGTACAGCTCATAAATCCCTATTCTCTCTGATTTCATTTTGAACACCTATATATATATATATTATTATTAGCACTCTGTGAAATGTTTTTCAAGCTCGCATTTCCGCAGGGGAAACTTCGTTGATTTTGGATTATTTGCTTTTTGTAGAATACAACAAGTCTCGTTTTTGTGTCGAGTGAATCCGACTACGGCGTATTCGTCGTTCAGAGACAGCGAAATCTTCAAACCATATCTGGGAAATACATATGTTCCCTCTTTGGCAACCTTATATTTTCGGTATGTTTTTGTGTTCATTTTATAATCCCTCTTTTCGTTTATTATTCTGCTAACTTTGCCGTTGAGATATAGGCGATACCAGACCACAGACTACGCGCAATATGAAACGCTTCGTCCATATCTTTCGCCATCACAAAGCCTATAAATTCAAGTCTGTGTGTATCATGTCGCCATCCGCCCATTGCCCACTTTTTCCGTTTCATCTGTTCCATATTGCCCTCCTTAGCTATCAATCCGTATAACTCGGCAAATACATCCATACACGTTTATGATACGACATGCCATCTTTGATGCGTCGTCCGACGAGTAATATCGTTTTGCTTCTGCCTCATATCGTGTTGTAGCAATGGAATGATTTCCATTATCAAAATCATCATGGATATAATAGCACGTTTTTCTCCCGAACCAATCAGTTTCTTCTTTTTGAAGAATATACACGCTCATACCATTTCATCTCCATTCAAACACATAACTTCATCAAAACCCTCGTCGGTTGTTGGGGTTTCAAACTGTTTTGCCATTCTTTCGATTACTTCATCTGGTACTTTTCTTTCCCGTGTTGCGTTTCTTTCTTTACAAAGTTCAACGTCGGGAGTATAATAAAGCGCAATCTTTTTCACTCCCGCAGGACAAACGTCAAAAGCATATCGCCGCAAACTCTTTTTGAGATTTGTTGCGTCAATAATAACGCTGATGTTGGCTTTTAACAAAAGCTCTGCTCGTTCATAAAGTGTATTAAACACCTTGTTGTTATCGCCTTGAAAAGATTCGTCTCCGAAAAGCTCTTTGCGAATTTCATCCGAAGAAAGTCTAATCACGTTACCATTCCTACAAAGAATATCAGCAAACGTAGATTTGCCACAGCCGGGGATACCTACAAGAACTATCATATTTACCACTTGTCGTTTACCCCCTCTACGACCACCACTTCGTTTGAATTGATATAGCAGAGTTCTCCGCTGATAATGTCGGCACACCACGTTGAAGAACGTCCTGTTAAGTACAACATATCGCGTGTCGGCGCAACAACAAGATACTTGTGTGCGCCGTATCTAAATTTGTTTCCGGGCGAAAGTGTAAGCAGTTTGGCAAGGTTATTGTTCATTTTTTATTCCCTCCTTTATTATACAATTACGGATACACACATACAATCTTGATTGTATATGCGTCAACGGCCTCTACACGACAAACGATGAAATCTCCATACTTCCGAATCGTTTCCGTAAATTCATCGGCTCGTTTTGAAGTGTCTCTCACTGTGAAACCAGATTTCAACCGCATAATATTGATTGTTTCGCTATCGCAGTCTCTGTTGATTGCTTTGATTTTTAGCGTGGTTTCTCCGCATGTAACACTTAGCATACTCTTTAATGTCATTTTTTCATCCCTCCAAATTGTTTTATTGTGTGTAACCTAACCTACTATATATATTATAACACAAAAAGCCCAATACCGTCAAATCGGTATGGGCTTTTTAGCGCTTTTCGTCAAAATATACTCCAATTATCACTTTTTGATAGTGCTTGCATGAAACATTCATCAACTTTGTATGTCGGAAGCGTTATAAGAGAAAAAATGCTGATAATATTAAATATTGGAATACAGCATATAAGGTATCCGCCAATTGTACCGACTACCTTTTTGAAAGGCGTCAGCTCAACAATTCTATGAACCCTTGGGTTTCTAGCAAGAAATCCGCTAAGTCCAACCTGAATAATTGAATATAGACACAATCCTATACAAAAGTTGATAAGGAGAAGATTCATCATTCGACATCGCTCTTTTCTTTGAGATATTGGCCAAGGGTTTTGGTGTCTTTCTTTCTGTTGTACTTCTTTTTGCTTTCTTTGATTCGTGTGACAGGCGACATTGGCCAAAAGTTACGGCGTTTCTTATTCTTTTCTATCATAGCGCCTCCATAAAAGTTCAATCCTTGTTCTAATCTCATAAGGTATATCTTTTATAATACGGGGCAATTTATTCCTAATGAGAAATCCCGGCGAACGATAATAGTTGTATCTGCCTGTTTTCCGATAATATGGAAGGTCAATGCCATATCCGAATATTACCTTATATTTGTCACCGTTATATGTCATTTTAAATGTATAGCATCTGTCTTGTCGTGGCGTTACCACAAACTCTATCAGCCCGTCATAGTTGTCAGAAACATATATGCCCTCATACTTCTTCCAGCCTATATATCTATCGTTAAAATATATTGTTTCAGTTTTACCATCACAGCATACAATCATATGCTCTTTAAAAAACCCAACGGTAAAGTTTTTGTCTCCTACATAGGAAAAGCACCATCCTTTTAGGATGTGTTCTTCTTCATCTTCCCATCCAACCATTTCTAGCATATCGCCAAAATAGTCGTTTTGGATACACTTACCATTTTTAAATGCGATTGCTCCATAATCAATAAATGCCATCGTAATCCTCCCCCATATCCCCATAGAATCTCAAACGAAGTTTGGTTATATCTTCTCCAAGAACTTCTACATTGTTACGACACCATTCACAGAAATCTTTCATAATCTGTGAAGATAATGCCTGCTCTTTTATGTATTTGCCTGTGCGCACCCTTTCAGATATTGTGCGAAGATATTTCCAAGTGCGATAGTAATTGGTTTTTACTTTCAGCATATAGCCGTTAGAATCAACCAATACATAGCCCTCGACTTGTCGAATTGAATTGTGCGTTTCGTTTACGAAATCCTCAAATTCTTTCCATGTGTTCAACGTTTTTCTGAGCTTTTTACATGGTAATCCAAAGGTAAAACAGAATAATTGCGTCACTCGATATGGCATGATTTCGGTTTCAATGGTGTTTCTCACCAAATCAAGCACAACGATTTTCTGTTTCGGTTGGTCGATAATATGCGGATTATGAACAGGGTCGAGAACCTCGAAAACAGCCGAAACATTATGTTGTTCAAGAAAGAATTTAATTCCCTCTCTTGTTTTTGCGTTCGTAGTCGAATAGAAAATGTCTTTGAACCATCCAGCATATTCACTTTCCATTGCCGACTTTGAAGTAATAATAAAATCCTTAGTCTCTTTGTTATATGACATGATTCCAAGAAATCCGTTTTCTTTTTCATAAGCCTGTACAGGAAATTCAATTGTGTGTTTCAGCGCATCCATTTGCGTTTCTGGACGTTCTCCAATGTTGAAGAACTTATCATAGCTTCTTGCTACAACTTCGCCCGTTTTGGTATTGATGTACAACCCACGAGCCTTAACTGTTTGTTCATCCCATATTTTGTTAAAGAAAGCACTAGCCGAGAAATTGAAAGAAGAAATGTCTCCATATTTTCTTTCAACGATATTCTTGTTTGCTCGCAAGTCGTCAATAATCATTTTAAATGTCACCTACCATTAAAGTTAATAAGAGCAAATCGTCGGATGGACAAATGCTGGACAAATATTCTGGAATAAGTTCATAGACTTTTTGCCATTCTTTTTTGCTGTATTCAAACTGCGTTATATAGTCGGCACAACCATTTAAATCTGCTGTATCATCGGAGTAGCCCTCAACGTAGATTCTACGAAGTGAATTGTCATAGTAAAAATACAACGTACCAAGTTCTCCATTGTATACGCCGAACATCATTGAAAGATGTACATAATTTTGTACTTCCAAGAACCCACGCTGTCCAGCTTCTATTGTAGTCCTGTTCATAAATTTACCCTCTCCACATACCAATGTATTCTAATGCTGTTTTGTATGAGAACGACAACTTTCTTGGATGTTGAGGAATCAGCCCATATATCTCAGGCCATTCATCAGCATCATAACGAAGTTCTATGATTTTGTCGGATAAATCTTCACTATCCGCTTCTGCGAAGTCAAGATAAATTTTTCTTTCAGTGTATGAATACCGAAAGAAAACTGTTGTGCTTCCACAACTATACCATCCAAAAAGTGGATAATCCATTATTTGGTCACACAACAAAATATAACTCATTGTGTTTCCCTCTTTGCCAAAGTCATAAACTTTCTTTACCATACAGCCCACCAAATTTCATATAAAATATATAACATGCAACCAGCGGTTGCGGCCCCTTTTTACATATATATTATACCACAAATCCCCGCACCTGTCAACTTAGATGCGGGGATAGTGTTATACATAGAATCGTTTGTTGGTTTCGGTGACTACATCATTATAGAAATACCGTTTCATAATATTTCTTGATGGATTCATTTTTCTGTTTCTGGTTCGCATAATACTATGCGCAACCAATTTGCCCCATTCGGTATCGTCATACGAAAGTATCGTTACTTTCGCAATGCGATACAGAGACTTGCTTCTATATGTGATATAAACTTGCTTTGCGCTCACATCTGGATAGATAGCAATTGTGGCGTCAATGTAGTCAAATTCGCCAAATTTAGGCAGTACAATCGTCCTTGTAATGGCCCTTTGGTAATCTGTGGTATCTCTTAGGTTATACCACAACTCTTTAGTTGTCATGCGCGGCCCTTTCAGCTCTGAGTTTTTCTTCGGTTTCCATATAATCTTTTAAATGCTTACACTGTACATTTAGGAAGTCATATTCTTCTTTGAGTTTAGCATACTCTTTCTTGAAATTTTCAAATTCCTCTTGTACAGCCGGGAACTTATCTTTTATAGCATTGTAATCGGAAACGGCTTTTGTATATTCTTGTGTTTGTTTTGTAAGGTCTGGGTGCTTTTTCGTCCAATAAGACGCATAATATGCCATGAATACGACTACAATCGCACATAGCAATATAGCAACAACTACCAGAACAAGAATACCAAGCCAAACATTAACCATAATCATTCTCCCATCTATAACATAATGGCAACCGCTATAACCATATATATCAATATCGCTATGATTGCCAATAATATGGCCGTTAAAATAATGTTAATCATATCTGTCGTATCTTGAGCTTACTACAAGGCAAGCATATACAATGAGTGTAATCACACCCATAAGACTGAGAATAGTTATCATCATACTTTCACACCGTCCTCACGATAAACAAAACACAGCCATCCATAGAGTCAATCAGAGCAATCTTTTTGTCCATGAGAGTGCTGTATGTTTTGACATCCTCTTGATTATTTAAAAGATAAAAATTCTTACGCTCTTGAATATAGAAAGGGAAACGAATCAATTGTTTATCCATATAGGAACGAATTGTATCATCTTTGATGATTGGCCTTGCGCTTTGTTTTGCTTTGACTTTAACAGCAGTCGGTTTCATTGATTCATCGTATGTTTTTGCTGTTGTTGCGGCATCTTGAGCAAGTTTTGGAATCCATTCACCACGTTTTGGTTTTTCTTCTTTTACACTTGGAGTGCGTGAAATCAGAGAAATCACTACAATAAAAACAACGAAAGCAACAGCAAACCAAACCCCCATCATAACAAACACCCCTCTACATTTTTACAGTTATGTCCCGTTTGGCAATATTGGAACAGCCAATAGCGTACAGTCCAGCGTCATATTCATTCTTGAAAATATGTTCGCCAGTCGTTACAAGGTACTGCGTGTCGTATCCTCTGTTTACTTCCAGCATATATGCCAAGCCAATGACAGCGCCATTGTCAACCTTTGCGGCAACCCGATATACATTCGCCGCATAAACCTCAAAGTTCTTGAGATTTATAGTTTTCATAGCGGGAGTAGGTACAAAGTATACTTTGTCTCCCTGTTTGAATTTGGCGTATTTTGGACTCATAACTACGTTCATTTTAGGCACTCCTTTTTATTTTTAGCCCAATCTTGGGCCTCTTTATAAGATGTGAAAACTTCATCATTGCTTGCCACTACATTTGTTTCATCGCTGTCGAAGATAAGGGATAGGACAAATTCTATATCAAACATAGAACTTTTGACGCGCTTGTTGATTCTTGCGCGATATATTTTGTACTGATTTAGTCCATATATTTTTGCGCTATATTCATAGGGTACATAGTATACAACATCCATAATTCCCCACCTTAATATTGTTGGAGATTGTGAGCCGTCAAGAAAACCTGACGGCTCTGTCTACTCCATGAATTTTCAGATTTCAAGACATGCGTCGAATGGGTCGAACTCAACAACTGAAGTTTTTGCTTTGGGTTTCGACGGTTCAACGTATGTTCTAAATTCGATACCCGGCAACATACTCTGTGACGGAGCATTAAAAGAGGTTGTCCTAACAGACGGTGTCGCAGCTTTGGGTTTATTGTTTGCTCTGAAAGTATAGACAACGAAATCTCCTACGCTTTCAACAACCTTGGCCTCTTCTGTGCCGCCGTACTTGCCGAAGTCACACTTTAGCATGATTTCATAATCGTCTGTGCCATACATAAGAGGAACACCGACTTTCGTTTTCGCGGCGCTCATTCTCTCCGAGAGAGGGATGCCATATCTGGCAATAAGCCTGTCGATGGTGTTTTTGTTCCGCACAATGAAACTCGGCACTTCGCTTTCAGAAACGCCAAGATAATCACGGCAGAACGAATTGTAGTTTGTGATTTTACGCATTAGTAACCCTCCAATGTTTATTTTGTTGTGAACACCGCGTTGCCTTTTACTATACATATATTATACCATATTATATTATATGGTGTCAAACATGGATTGGTTATTTATCACATGGAAGTTTAACTTTGTACATACCCTTTGAGATATTTCTATAACATGCGCATACTTTAGGAAGGAACTTCGACTTGTATTTTGTGTCTGGGTATGTTCCACTTTTTATACATTCGTTTATAAATGGTATCAGTTTACGAGCGTTGTAAGCACATGAATTATATATATTTGCGTGTGGCAAATCATATCTCCAACGAAATACATCCCGAATGAATTTATATGCCTCTTTTATTTCATCGTCGATTTCATCTATATCAACATTGGCATATCCGGCCTTTGTCATATGCCGTATATAGCATTGTGTTGTTCCGTCATAAATGCTTGGACCTACATATATAACTCTAATAGAGGTACTGTATATACCGCATATGATATGAGGATGGTCGTTCACTGAAACGATTTGTCCAATATACATTACATCACCTAATTCTATATATATTCTTTTTACGCTTTTGTGTCAAATCAAAGTTTGAAATATATACAATGTCGTACAGTTTTTCGCTTGGTATTATATCGGTTATCGGCCTATGATAAGCACTTTTCCCCGGAACATCGCACCTATATTCCATGAACAATTTCTGAATCGTAAGTTCGTGTTCGGTTGGCTTATATGAATCATTTATGTTATCAAAAAGATATGATATAACTTTATATGTTCTACCAATATACATTTGATTCTTGTGTCTTAGGACGACTATATCTACATATTCAATATCATCATCGTCTAGTCTGCAATCGTACACATAAGATACAATCGCTAAAGCCATGTTTTTATTGGTGATAGAATAGCGTTCATCTGCTTCTCTTGTTGCCGATACGAAATCTCCTGTTTTTAGCATATTACACCCCGAAAAGAAAAAGGGCGTATGATTTTACATACGCCCTTAAAGTATTTGTCAATCCTTTGAAGCCATGGGCACATATTGGAAAGATTCAATTGGAGAGAACTCAAGTCCCATCTTGTCGGACGGACACATCTTGACAACTCCAACTTCTTCCAACGGATACTCCGAACCGTCCATGAGATTGATAATGCTTTTGTGGTCGGTTACGATGCCCCATGTGGTTTTAGCAAAGTTCCCATCAATAGCGAACCGGGCGAAATCACCTTTTTCAAGTTTTGTACAAATTTCCATTTTGCTCACCTTTCTTACTCAAAATCATACTTAAGTTTTTCTTTATATATTTCCATGTTTTTGACGTATTTGTCATATGCTTCGTCTGCGTCAAAAGCACCGAAATACTCGTTCATCATTAGCCTATAACAGCGCGTATTAGGAGCATACATATAGTTGTTCCATATAGGCCAATCGTCACCGTTTAGATATTTCATCGTTGCGGCGGCAACACCCGCACTACGAGAAATTCCTGCATCACAATGGACAAATATATGTTCTACTTTATCTTTGTTATATTTCACAGCATCAGCAAAGTGCTTTGCTTGTTCTTCTGACATCCCCATAATGTTTTCTTCATCATAGAAGAACTCTGTGACTATAATTGCGTGTTGGTTTTTAAAGAATGGTTTTCTGTCGAGAGGGGTTACTATTGATAGAATTAAAAACGGCTCTTTAATGTCATGTTGAAGCAAATATGTCAGCAAGTTTGCTCTGGAAAATATTCTTATATCCACTCAAATCAACACCTTCAAATCAACACCTCGTTTATTTTTTTAACCCATTGCTCATAATAACCCTTTTTCTTACCATCTTCCTGATACACATGAGGTTGCCTATGGCTTGGATAAAAAACAACACAATCGGTTGGCGCCCATCCTCTGCCTTTAATAGTGACTACTTTACGGTCTATAAACTCTAGACGATGTGCCATTAGTTCATCTATACTAAATTCTGGGCTTTTACAATGGCGTATCTTTCTGTCGGCAATAATAAACCCGCGTGTGCTGATATCGTATAAAAATCCTCCATAGTATAGTTCGTCGTCATAGGATGTATCAATATCATATTCATTGATTATGATTTTGATGATGTTCGCTAAATCTTTTGTCAGAATCAAGATTCTTTCAACTCCCTTTGCGCTTCCTCAATTGTATCGGCTGAGAAAACAAATTTCCCATTATAATATACTTCTATATGCCCATAGACATTTTTGAAATCGTACATCACATTACCTCCACAATCATATTGATATGATATTCTTCATCTTTTTCATTATACTTGATTTTATATCCGTTCTCTTTCAGCTTAAATCCCCACGGATATTTTTCACATGCCAATGCGACAGAAATCAGCTCAATTTGTGAAATTGTCCATTCTTTCTCATGTCTCATTCTAAGTTCGTTGTATTTCTTCAAATACTTGAGCCAATCAAACTTTTGTCGCATATAAATCTGTGTACCTTTCGGCAAAGAAACAGAATATTTTTTAAACTTGTCATATGCGTAAAGTTTACCACTTGTAATTACAAGTTCTACGTTTTTGCCATTGTGTACCATATTGTCCCTCACTTATTGAATATTTCTTCTATCGTCGGAAACGTTTTGGACTTCCCTGTATAACTGAGACTTAACATTCGACTTGAAAGTCTGCCATCTTCAAATCGTTCTGCTATTTGGATTTCGATGAAATCATCTACGTCTATTCCAGCACGATGAAGAAATCTAGCTAATGCTATCAAAGCGTTCTCACCATGAGAACTCCCTATTACAAATTGTCCCTTAACTGTCAATACCGATATTGCGAAATTAGGATTCATTTAATCACCCCAGAAGCGAAGATGTTGTTCCATGTATTAACAAAAGCTGTTACAGTATATGCTATACGGTTGCTTTTGTCAACCAATAGTCTAAACGCACCGAAATCAGTCTCATAAAAGAAGTAATAATAATACTCTCTTTCATCCTTAGACGCAATTTTGCCACGAGTGATAATTTCTTTTACAAGATTCTGATATGCTTTCTTGTCTGTGTGCGCATAATACAATGTTTTTGTTTCCATAGACATTACATCCCCTTTCATTGTATATATTATACCACGAAAACATATCATGTGTCAAATCAAATGCGTATAAATACACAAAAAGAGCCATGGAATTAATATCCATAACTCTTTTTGCGTAAAAGAAAATAAAAGAAGGAAGTGGTCGGAGTAGAGAGACTTGAACTCCCGGCATCCTGCTCCCAAAGCAGGCGCGCTACCAACTGCGCTATACCCCGATATATAACACATATAATACGCTTTTTACCACCATAAGGTTTAGCGCAACCTACCGATTTCCCATTAACAAAGTGATGGAGGTTTACCATCGTAAGGTACGGATTCATTCTTCTTGGGAGTCGAACCCAAGTACACATAAGACTATGTGCTTATACGATTTCACACACGCCCGTTTAGTGTAGTACCGACAGAAATTATTCGGTTTATTATATGTGATATTTCATTTATACCCCAAGACCAAAAACTTGGGGATTTTTGCGAACATTTATACCAAAAGAGAAAGAGAAACTGGAAATTTTGAGCCAAGATATCGTTTTTATGTCCGCTTGGTTTTGGTGTACTTGGCGCTGTACTGAGGAGTCGAACCCCCGCCCTTTCAGACGTATCCTAGATTTCAAGTCTAGTTGCCAGCCGTCGGCAAGTACAGCGTATTATTCAATGCCACTACAAAACCCTCTCAGGAGAAAGAAAAGGGAACATCATGGCTGTGTTTTTAGGAGAAAGAATAACAAACAATGCCAGAAAGATTCTGGTGGTGGGAACTCAGGGACTCGAACCCCGCGCTGGCATAGTTTATAAGACTATCGCTCTAACCAACTGAGCTAAGTTCCCAAATTTTGGGGCTTATCGCCCCATGTTCATCCGGTCATAGCGCACATCGCTCATGCCAGTTGCTTCAACCGCGCTTCGTAACGCCAGAGCAAGACTTTCGATAAACGAAAGTTTTCTCATTCTACTGATTCCTCCCTCCATTCTGTACTGTTACATGCCACTTAGGAGTGCCTAGAATGAAATTTGTCGAATTTCACAACAAAAGAAGTTCTGCGAAGAATACATCATTGGTAATGAAATTGTGCGCAATCATCATGGAAAAGCTGATACATAAAGGAGATACCTAAGTGACATGTAACAGTACAGAAATATTAAATTTTGATGTTTATATTATATCATAAAATCGTCATTTTGTCAACAGATTAATGACAGATTTTACAAAAATTTAACAAAATAATTGCCGACTTCATGCCCGATTTGACATAACTTATGCGAGAGGGTAACGCATAAGAATCCTTAGTCGGCGGATTTTTGGGACAAAGAAAAGAGAAAGAAAGGGGTTTACCTCTTTACAGAGGTTGATGCTGATGGTTGGATTTGAACCAACGGCCTGTCGTTTAATCGCTCGACTGCTCTACCAGACTGAGCTACATCAACACACAAAGTTATACTACACGCCATCAGGGGAAAAGCTATGGCTCCTTTGCGCTCCCAATATTGCGCCCCACCCAAACCCTCGTATAACCTGTCAGAGGTTTTAATAATAATAGGCTAGACCTCTGAAACTAGAGCCATTTTGAGATTGGCCAAATCTACCGCAAGCAAATGGCGGTTGGTTGCGGTGTCGAGACTCGAACTCGAAAGGCATGGGGTATGAACCCAGCCGTTTCCCTTACTTTCACACCGCGTCGTTTTCATTGGCTATATTATATCATATTATCAACAGTCTGTCAAATAGAACACAAACTCATTCCCGGAACTTGTAGAGATAAACGACCCGTTTCCCCTATATCTTATTCTAGCCGGGCAAAATTTGTGCTTCCCTATATAAACATCATAACCATCGTTTTTCATTCTCTGATGGTAAAAATATTCTCCACGAACAAGATATATGTCACAATATGCTTTTGGGAAGAAACGGTATACATCTTTATAGGTGTATGTTTGTCCTACATTGAATTTTCCATCTAACTTACTCATTCTTTGAACCCCTTTGTTAAACTCTTGACTAGCCGCCTTGTTTAAAAGCAAATTGAAATAATTTCAGCCAATTTGTTTATCCTAACATACTTCGCAAATTCCACTTGCGTGTTCATCGCTAATATATTATTCAAAACCAGAAATTCTTCTAAGAAATGTAATTCCAATACATTATAAAAAACTGGCGAAATGTCTGGTGGTTGTATTGAAGTATGAGATAACACGATGATGAATAATCGAAGTCGTGATGTAACGATGCTCGAAACTTTTGCTTGCCTAGAAGTGTTAGTAAAGTCAACACAAAACTATCATCACAATTTGATTATCAGTCAAACTTTTAATAAAGCAAGATAAGATTTTCGCTCAAAGAGCAAAATTTTTACGCAGCCTCATAGTTCATCTGCGTCTGAACCGGTTTACTCATATCCCAATTTGCTTTTAAACAGGGCGGTTAGCCCTGTGGCGGGAGTTACTTCTCAGCGCCCATAGCGGTTGAAAAGTAAGTCTCTACCGCATCAGAAAGAGAGCCATCAAAGTCGAAAATCGACTCGTAGGTTACATCCGTTGTTACCATCGCTTTGTCCACATAGTTGGATGTCGAATTTGCTTCCGTGATAAGAGTGCGCTGAATTTTGCGGAAGTGGTTGCGGTCGAAGTCAATGGTTTTTACACATTCGATGGGATAACGATAGGACGTTTGTTTACCCTCATTATCCATCTTATAGCCAATCCCCTCTGACTTTGTAGCAGAGGATTTGATTGAGGCGATGTTGGCCACATGCTCAGAAAGAGAACGTTTGACGTTTGCCATATTAATGGCGTTGTCCAAATCGAACGGGATAGTGCGTTTAGCATCTCGAATTGCGTCAGAAAGGCGGCATTTTTCATCCACGAGCTGAAGCGCGAATCCAAGAAGCTCAGACGCCGAAACTGCAGAGCCATCAGCTTTGAGCAAACGATAGCTCTCTTTGACGCACAGGACTTCGATTTCTTCGTCCTCTGCTTCTGAATATGCCTTGGATTTCAGATGTTTCTCTTTGGTTTTCACAAAGAGGTCGGACATAGACATGCGACGCTCAACGTCTGTAAGCCACTTGGTAAGTACGTTCTGTGCGTGAAATGCTTCTTTCAGTACCATAATTATTGCTCTCCTTTAACGAATTTGTAAAATTTTCATAATGGTGTCGGTGCCGGGACTCGAACCCAGTCAACTCGCGTTAATAGTGAGTGCGCTTCCTATGCGCTACACCAACACAATGGGGCGAGTATTCCCACCCCAAAGATAAGGGGAAAATTAAGAGGAAAAATTATGCCCAACTGGTGACCCCTGCGGGATTTGAACCCAGCGATTCCGGCTTGAAAGGCCGACGTCTTGAACCAACTTGACCAAGGGGCCATGCCAAGCCAGCGTTTATTAGACGCTGGCAAAAGGCATCCATGTAGCCAGCGCAGAGCGACTGCGCCGTTTGTGTTCAAACGCCCTGTGAAAACGTGGGGAACTTCCCCACCAAACTTCCGGGCTACAAGTTTCTTTCTACATTTGTGCCGGGTCGGAAACAAACAACCAAGCCTCTTGTGAGTTTTCCAGTCTCACTCAACCCACCACTACTGCTCGGTTGGAAAACACCGAACAGCCGACCCACTTGCGTGAATGGTAAGGGTTTTACACAGTGCACTTTGTGTAATGGGTAAATGGTGATTGCTGGTGGCATACGAGCCACCGCCTCCCGCCTGAGAAGCGGGCGACTTTCCCTTGTCCAAGCAACCATAAATGGTGACCTCTGGTGGTATGCGAACCACCGCTTTCTATCGGAGAGATAGACGACTTTCCCTTGTCCAAGAGGCCATATTGGTGACAGGTATGTGATTCGGACACATGTTTCCGCCTTGAGAGGGCGGCGACCTAGACCGCTAGTCGAACCTGCCATATAAAACTCCATAGAATCCACCGCGTTCACGATGCTATTGTTCGCCCGTCCGCTATGCTCAATCGTGTATAGTGGAGTTGCCGTCAATCCTATGGAGTTTGAAACACTGAAACAAGTTAGCATAAAAGGTGAGAAATTTATTTTTGATTTGCTTCCCTGTTCCAGTGTTATTATTATAACATACTGAACTCAACGCTGTCAATTGAACTACCACGAAACTAAAGACTTCGTGGATTCCTACTTCAACGATTCTGCTTATTTCTAAGTCTTACTTAATCTCCATAGGCGTTAATTTCCGTAGTTCCTACGGTATTTAATTTAACTCATTCTAACTTTTCTTAACCCCTCATTCAAAATATTAATTGCTGCATTCACATCTCTATCAAGATGAGTGTTACAATTTGGGCAATCCCATTCTCTAACATCTAAAGTTAGATTTTCCAACTTATATCCACAGCAACTACACATTTTACTTGAGGGATAGAAAGTATCAATCTTCACTAATTGCTTTCCATACCAATTAGCTTTGTATTCTAACATTCTAACAAATTCAGACCAGCTACAATCACTTATTGCTTTAGCTAATTTACGATTTTTAACCATATTCTTAACTTTAAGTGTTTCTAAACAAATGATATCATTCTTTTCAATTAGTTTTGTACTTAATTTTTGTAGGTAGTCAGTTCTCTGATTAGTGATATGATTATAACATCTTGCTACTTTGATTCTTGCCTTGTTTCTGTTAGAACTACCAATTGTCTTTCTTGATAGTTTTCTTTGAAGTCGAGCTAGTTTCTTTTCGCTTTTAGCAAGATATTTTGGATTAGAATACTTATTTCCGTTACTATCAATAGCAAAATCTTTAATCCCTAAATCAATTCCGACCATAGAGCCTGTTAGTTCTTTTGGCTGAATATCAACATCAGTACAACAAATAGACACAAAATATTTTCCAGATGGATTCTTAGAGATTGTAGCATTAAGGATTCTTCCATCTACAACTCTTGAAAATTTACATCTAACTTTACCGAGTTTTGGAAATTTTAAATATTTCGTATCTAAAACTTCAATAGAACTATTTGTATTTGTACACCTATAACTATGCCTACTTGATTTCTTAGATTTGAATTTAGGAAACCCTGTTTGCTGTCCCTGTTTAATTCTTCTAAAAAAGTTTTTGTACGCTTTGTCTAAATCTTTTAAGGTTTGTTGCAATGCACAACTAGCAGATAGATTTAACCATTCCTTATCTTTTTCCTTCTTTAGATTTGTCAAGTCATTAGCACAAGCACAATAGTTCAAAGTTTCTTTGTTTTCTTGGTAGGCTTTGACCTTTTTATCAAGGTAGTAATTGTAGATAAACCTACAATTACCAAAAGTTTGTTCAATTTGCTGTATTTGAATATTGTTAGGATATATTCGGAACTTATATGATTTTTCCACAATTACCTCCTTTCTTATAAAAACGATGTTTTATTTGGTGTTCCTCAGTATCTATATTATATCACTTCAACGTGATATGTGTCAAATAAAAACACATGTTTTTCTATGCGTAAACGCCAATGACTTCTACTTCTTCATCCATACTTCCACCAATCGAATACATCTTTTCGATTTTGCGTGGAGTAGTAGGCCGTGAATATAGAATACACAAGTCTCCATTTGACTGCCTAGAGAATCCGCGAAGGATAACACGAACAAAATTGCCCTTTTCACCGAACTCAACTTTTGCTACTGAATACGGCAGAACCTCTCGATATGGGACAACTTTTGATTTTTCAAACTCCCTTACTTCTTTTCTTCCCATCTTTAGAACTCCCCTTTTTCCTGAATACACTGTATTCGGGTTTTATATTTACCCATGCTGTAATGACATAAATACATGGATATCTATATCTTGGATGATTAAACCCTATAACAACGATTAGGTTTTTAGTATCACCATAAGGAACTCTAAGAACCGCCTTATCTATTCTCCCCTGTCTTACTTCGACACGAACTATGTCTAGAATGAAATATTTGACGATTCTTTTCGCCAATCATTTCCATGGTTTTATCACAAATAAAATGCGGGAGATATGTGCCTTGATAAATTCCATCTTGGAACATTTAGTAATCACTCCCTTATCATGTTTATATTATATCACTATTATGTGGTTCTGTCAAGCAGAACCGAGGGTTTAGTAATAGACTTTCCAAAGCTCCTCGATTCTGCTCAACTCCACCGGGGCCATACCCCAACGCTCAACGCATACGCAAACGCTTCTCTTTGTAAGCGTCTTATACATCTCGCTACCATGGACGTGTCCATAAGCAAAATAGTATGGCGTAAAGTCACTCATGTAATCGGGTGGCTCATGTCCAAGAACAAGGAAGCCATTATACATAATGGGATAACGATATACTTCATCGAACCCTTTGTCCATCCACCATGAAATAGAGCGTCCTCTATCGTGGTTCCCCATGATAAGGACTTTCTTCCCCTGTAACTGACTTACACACTCTTTCGTCATTTCTGCGCCACCGAAAGAAACATCTCCAAGACAGAACACTATATCATCATTTGAAACAACCTTGTTCCAGTTTTTGATGATACCAGCGTTCATATCTTCGACGTTCCTAAATGGGCGCTTTTCATATTCGATGATGTTTTTGTGCCCAAAATGTAAATCAGACGTCAAAAATACTCTCATTTTGTTTGTTCTCCTTTCTATGTAAATATGATTCTTCCATTGCTATCTATTCGTAGATTTAGAGTGCTGCTAGTTGAGGTTATTGTATTAACACGGCTCAGCATTCCTGTGCTACGCGGAGAATAAATATATGTTAGATATGGACTAGATGAACGTCCGCCTGTTATGACTGAGGCATCAACAGTAAATGGGCGTATATCTCCAAGCGACGAAAAAACACCTTTCACTTTACCGTCTTTAGACGGGTCGTACTTGCGGGCCTTATAAAACTCAAAAATCCAATCATAAGTCTCAACAATTATTTTGTTTCCATCGTCTTTTATTTCAGCGCCGCCCATATCAATCCATCTACCAATTTTAGGTACGAACAGTTCGTACCCATTAATAAATGTAGTCGTAGGAACACAAATATTATATAAGACACATTCGTCAGAACTAATTGGAAACGCATCGAACTTGTGCGTTTCTCTAAATGTTGTATCGTTCAACAGCAATTTAAACTCGTCATAAGACATACTTCTCACCACAACTTTGAACTTCGATGTATAACGCTCCCGTTCAAAGGATTTTTAAGCTCAGGCACTCCCATTTTGATTTCAATAGTATCTCTGTCAACGTCGTTTGGAATAAGAATATGTTGAGCATCGTCGTGTACATGGCCATATCTGGACTCTTTCGGCGTATAGTGCCAAGAATTGTTTTGATGGTAAGTGCTTGAATATCTGTCGATTTTGGTATACTCAACATCGGTACCACCTATAATTTCCTTTGCTACGGCATCGACAGTATCATAATATGAGCTATCGGGACTACCCTGTCCTCTAAAGCCCATAATGCTCTTACTGGCTTCGTCGAAACAAACAGCGCTACGACACTGTTTGCTGTTCCATTGAAATTGAAAATTACCGCCCCTAACCTTAAGCGTATAATCATGTTTTTTGTCGTTATGTTTAAACGCAATCGCTGTAAAGGCATCTTGCATTATAGAAAATGCGCAGTTTGAAAAACTACCTTTCCCAATATCAAAACATGACACCCATTTGTGTTTTGTGATTGACATTGTAAAATAGTCCATTGGGTCAATGGAAATTTCAATAACAGCATCAATCTTGGTGTTCTGCATGATTTTAGACAAAGCAATATCAAACATATCGTCATTCAAAAGCTGTGAAAAGAACTTCGACACTTTCATTCCAGTTCGACATATATCGCAATACTTAGAGTAAAGGCTGGGAACTCTATGAATCTTGTTATCAAGAATTTCCCTAGTCGAAAACTGTCTTACATGAAATCCATATACTGGAAACTCACTGACAAAATTATCAATCAAAGCCTCCATTTCACATTCTGTTTTGTTGACTTGGAATGTTTTCTTAACTGACAGATTGCGCCCCATTAAGAGATAAAGCCACTTCTTATTGGTTGCCCAATTCGTCAACATCTTTTTTACATAGTCCATTGGGATTTCCTCTGGTGAAGCATTATCCCATGTACCATGAGCAATCATTTTTCTTGCCATGTCAAAATCAACTTTTGACAGCATTTCTTCAATAATTGCTTTGTCAAAGTCTCCAGCGCCATTAATAACAATGGCGTCCTCTACACGTTCACACAGCTCTTTTTTATTGGGCTTCAGCATTGCCGCCGAAAAACAAAACCCGTCTTTTTGGAAAAGACGAATTGAGATAAATTCGTTTGTCTTTACGATTCTATCTTTTACTTCTGGTGTTACACGAAATTTGTGTCCACAATATATGCGCATGTGTGTGGTAAAACCACCGGGCACTCCCTCTAAACTGCCGAACTCTTTTGTAAGTTCATCCATACTTTTTACAGTCAAAACCATGCCACTACGCAATGCGCCGGGCAACTGCCATTTATACAATATCATCAATCCTGCCTTTCTCTTAGTATACTTATATTATATCACACTTATGATTGTTTTGTCAAATGCGACATAATACAATATTCTTCATAGTTTATCTTTGTGCGCTCTTTGCCTTTGAGATAGAAATAGAGAACATTATCTTTTTCAATATATCCTCTATTAGCAATAGCATCACACTTCTGCCAGTCTTTAGAGGCATTAAATGCTTCAACGAATTTCTCTCTTGAACCCAAAGAATATTTATCCTTTGTCAAAATAACCATCCTCCATAAGCGCGTCTACTATGCTCGAAATAGCCGATTCTTTTGTATCATCTTTCTCGTCGTAACAGTCGATGGGCCACACAGCGTACCCATCATCATTGTAAAAATATTCGAGCGGATTATCTTGTTCCATATAGATTGCAAATTGTTCATCTCCAAAATACAATCTATTAAGTACAAGACAAAGTTCATTTGCCCAATCTTCATTTGGCATAACAAACTCAATTTGAACCATCCCGTCATAGACTTGGCCTACGCCATACTTAGTAGTCATAGTGCCCTCTCAGACAAAAGTCTTTTACTTTACCGTTGTTAAATCGGATATAATCACCATATGGCGTGATTTCTTCATCGTCAACGATAATATATCCACCATCAAACAGGCAATATAAATCTCCGTCATGCATGTGGCTCCAATCGACAAAATCTCCTAGGTTCTTAATCCATGAACCAAAGTGCGGCTTCATGTTAAAGTCTACAAGGCCAATTCCATCAGTATTGCCAGAGCCTACGATGTCTTGGTCAGCAAACCGCGCAATTTCAACGGTTTTAGACATCATAATACTGCCAGCACTTTCACCGATAAGAATACCACCATTAGACGCAAATTTATTCAATATATTAAGCATACCATGTGTGCGCAACAGCCACTGAAAAAGGAATGTATTTCCACCACCAAGAATGATAACATCGTTGTCCATCAGTGAATCAACTTTTGTTTCATCCCATAAATAGCCAACGTCGAACATAGATATGTTGTCGTGATTGAATCCCATTTTCACAAGAGCGCGATATTCTCCTGCGGATGTGACACCATAAAAATTTGTAAATGATGGAATTACACAAATTTTAGGGTCACGATTTTTAGACTTTTCCATGATGAAATCATGTACCTTTTTATCCTCAAAGAAACTGCTAAACAGTATGAGGTTCATAAGAACGCCCCCTTTATTATTATCAAAAATTGAAGCTGGGGCGGAATCTCCGCCCCAGCTTGTGATTCGGTTATAGCTTCGATTAGCTATAACGTGCGATTTCTGCGCGTGCCGCCGCCAGAGCCTTTTCAGCTTCTGCGGCCTTTGCCTTTGCGGCAGTCAGACGCGGGTCCTCGGCAACCCAAACCGTAGAAAGATACTCGGTGAAGCAACGTCCCGTCATGTACTTGAGAGCTTCGGACAGGCGGTTACGGGTGGGAACAGCCTCAAACTCCTCAATCTTTACAACGTCACGGCTACCCTTGGTGCCGCCGCACACGGCAATCTTGTCCGTACCAACTTCGATGCCGTTGGACTTGCCGTTCATAAGATTGATAACGTCGTGATGGCCGTTATCGTCTGCCACGACAACATACTTGTCGCCGTTCTTGACGGTCAGAATCATAGCCACCTTGAGGTCGTTGTTCGTCTTAATCGTCTTTGCCATAAATGTTTGTCTCCTTGTTTAATAAAATTTATGTGAATATAACGGACACTAATTTGTGTTTCCCCATCCACTACATATATTATACCATAATGTCGGGAAACTTGTCAAGTGAACTACCACGAATCTAAAGACTTCGTGGATTCCTACTTCATCGACTCTGCTTATTTCTAAGTCTTACTTAATCTCCATAGGCGTTAATTCCCGTAGTTCCTACGGTATTTAAATAAAAACGATGTTATTTTTTATCTCCAAACATGGCAATCAGCAGAGCATCATCCGTATTAGGAGTATCAGGAAACGTACCGCTGGGAAACGAGTCCAAATCTTCATCGTCTGTGAGGAGCTTCGACACGTTACTTTTTGCGCCGACGCCCTTTTCTTCTTTTGTTTTTGTGGCAGATTTTACCACGAAAGGGAAATGTTTCTTATTACCCTCGTCGTCCAGAATTTTTTCAATCATGTTGATTGTCTGGAACATGTCTTTGACGTTTACAATCTCTTTTTCGGTGTGATTATGGATATATCCACAAGAGAAATTCACGCCAGCAATGTCCCATTCTGGACAAATTTCGCAAATATCTGTCCGAGAACCCGGAGTTTCTTTATATCCAAACGAACAGATATAGTCGATGAACTCACGGTTCTTACACTGATAGAAAACCGCATCAGTAGAACCCTGTCTGTCGATTTGGATTGCGAAATTGATTTCTCCAACCTTTGCTTTCAAAGGTTTCGCCGCTCTTCTTGCGCCGATACAGCCTTTTTCTTCCTGTGTCGTAAACAACACAGACGGAAGTTTATCTTTTTCTCGCCCAGAAATGATTTTCAGAATAGTATAAATACCATTCCTATCATCTCCGCCGATACCCTCTGGTGACCAAATAAGCTCCTGCTTTGGGTCGTACAGAACAGTTTCGGGCGGTTTATTGAATACTGTGTCCATATGGGCACACAGAATAACTGGAATTGTGCCTTTTGCGAAAATATAGTCCTGTGTTACAGTACAATTATCTTCGCCATAAATCTTTGGAATCTGACGTCCAAGATATTCAACGAGGTCGTTTTCACGACATTCTACAATGAGCCTATACCCATCGAAGTTAAAACCTTTCATTTTTGCTCTCCTTTATCTCCTGCGGCCATTTCTTCTACGCCAAAGTCAACGCCACGAATATACTTCTCGAAAGTATCGTTCTTGATTTCACCGAGTGCGTCTCGATATTCGGTGTATTTGCTCATAAGCATATCAAGTTGTGGAGTTTTGGCGAAGAAGTAAATGAAACGATGTGGCTTTACGAGGTCTTTCCGAGTATGATTCAGTTTACACCCATTCAAGAGCAGAAAAGCCGCCATTTTCATACTCAAAATTTCCTTTTCGGGGCCATAATATGCTTCAAAATTCTTCTTACCCATATCATTTCCCTCTCTTAAACGATTTTGGAAATGTCGGGGTCGTCTTTGTTGAGCTTGCTTTTGGCCGGAGGAGTTGCCGGAGTTGAATAATTATGTGACGAATAACCACTTGTACCATAGTACGTTGTGCCGCCATATGTCGATGTTTTGGTTTTACAAAATCGCTTAACCTCAGACTCAATTTCTTTCTGGTCGTAATAACCATAAGAACTACGTTTCCATTGCCCGTCAAATCCGTCTACGGATTTTATGCCGGGGTCAGAATACCCATATGCGATTCTGTTTTCCAAATCCATGTACCAAAGATGCAACGACGCTTCGCTTCCGTCAGACGGTTTTGTGATTTCTCCAACCAATAACCAGTCTGTAACCTCACACAACTTTTCAAAGTATGTAAAGTCCTTTTCTTCAAAAGCATCGTGTGTCGCGCCCAATGTATTGCGAATCATACACTGAGCAAATATCGTACCGTAGTTTTTATCCTCACGGTATCCGATATACTGGTTGATTTCCTCATACTTCGAGGAGTTTTTGAGGTAATCCACTGTCTGTTCGACAATATTTGCCTCGATAACTTGAACTGTACCCGCAACATCATCCACGATACAATCGCAAACGATAGTTGCTCTCTGTGTAAGTGCCAAAGCATATTTCGACAACTTATCGAAAACGGTATCGTCTACATAAACTGCTGGGTGGCTTGCGCCAGATAAAATTTTCATATTGAACTCCTATCTAAGTCTTACAAAACCGAAGAATCGAAAACGACTCTATTGGAATTTGTAAGGAGCTTTCCAGAAATCGGACATGCTGGGCAGGAGCCAATTACGATAGGCCCAGAAATGTCCATATTCATCTTGTGACGAATCAGAACCGTCTGATTTCTCGGGATATCATCGTAATGCTTCGCATTCTTAGCATTCGTATAGATAGTCCCCATGCTGTTCTTTGCGCCGTTGTTCTTCTTCACCCAAACGCTCGGAATATCACAGAACTCAGCAATAGTATGCTCAAGCATCGTGCGAACCTCAGTTGTAATTGCGTCGTTCTGATAATGCTGAGGATATTCTCGGCTAAAGATGAACATGTTATCCTTGATAGAACCATACACCATCTGACGCCAAGATTTACTATTCCAAGCGAACGGTTTACCCTTACCATCGAGGTCGTATGTGTATTCACGGTCAGACGCCATGAACGCAATCAAACTTCCCTCGTCGAACATATAACTCAGACTTCCAAGAGCGTATTCTCCATCATGCAGAGCATGACAAGAGTGCCAATCGTGTTTTGTTACACTGGCAGTCATAAAGTCCATGGGGTTGATGCTGATATGAGCGACAGAATGAACTTCTTTATTCTGGATGAACTTTGAAAGTTCAACATCAAACTCTTTATCATCGAAGAAACTGGAAAGATACCTAGATAGTTTCTCTCCGCTCTTTACCGGCCTATACTTTGTAAGCTGGTCGTGCGAACGGACAGTGTTACTCAAAAACTCTTGCGTGCTGAACATGTCGAGAATCGGAGCATACTTGATGAACTTGCGCTTGAAGTCATCAAGCATAGATTTGATAAGAACTTCATCCTTATCGGGACGCAGAGCGATGTGTATATCGTGAGAAATTGAGAACTGATGGCCGAACATAACATAATACGGCCACTTCTTTTCTGCCCAAGGCAGAAGCCACTTTCTTACCTGCTCTTTTGTCACAAAGATTACCTTACTGCTACGCCGTGCGTTTTGAGTGTTCTTACAGTTGGCAACCTGATTCAAGAACAACGTAATTTCTTTTACAGGAGCTTTGTCAATCATTTCCTCAATGACTGCTTTTTCTCCATCTTTTCCAACAACCTGTCGCGCCCTGTCGGCAATCGAAGTGAACGTTCTATCAACAAGACGTTTATCTTGTTTGCCCTCTAACACCATTTCACCATACTTTTCGAGAAAAACTCCTGCCGCGAACTGGTTGATGGCGAACGGAAGAATTTCCTTTTTCCATTCAGAAACAGCCGAATCTGAAGTTACATGGAAAGCATCCCACAGAAAATACAGAACTGAATAACCCTTGTCTGTGATTCTCCATGTTGCCAACGTAACACCGTTCTTATTCTTGAACGCATACTCGTTGGGTTTCAAATCCTTTCCAGAGAATGAAACAGCATCACTGTTACACAGACGCAACGAGTCCATGTAAGGACGGATGTTAGCACCACCATCGTTCCTATGATGCCAACCCCAGTTGACGATAAACACCTTGTTTCTGTTTTCATCCACATTGGCCGAAATAAAATCCCTGAAACACACTTCGAGCGTTTCGTCCGTGACTTCCATCTCAGGAAGATGATGGTTGTAAAGCACAACCAACGTATCGTCCTTGAAGAACTCACGACACACTGGCTCTAAGAGTTTTTCAGAGAATCGGTCATATTTTTCCGGTGTACCGTCCCATTCTCCTACGAGTCTTAAATCCATTTTTTGACCTCCAATAAGTTTCTCACCACATATATTATAACACAATCTACTCTACCGTGTCAAACAATTTCGCATGTTCAGCTACACGATTATCAGCGATAGAATAAATAGTATTATCCATCTCAATGCCAATAAAATGCCTATTCGTATTTAGACAAGCTACTGGTGTCGTTCCACTCCCCATAAATGTATCTAATACAACCATTTCTGGATTTGTGTACAACTTAATTATATACTCAAATAATGCCACTGGTTTCTGTGTTGGATGAAGTCCTCTCTCTTGTTTAAACTCAAACACATTTGTTGGATAACGTTGCCCTGTGTTTATGATTTCTTTGTCCTGTTTATAAGCTATTTGTGTAGCTTCTCCGCCACTACGCTTGCTTTTCCAAACGTATGGTTTACCCTCAGACATTACAGGATTGTAGATGTTCTTCTTCTTATAAAAGACCATGATGTCCTCATACCTACGCATAGGTTGAGTTTTAGCTAGGTTAGGCGATGTTGCGTTCGGTTTTACCCAAACGCAACTATACCTATAAATATCTTGGTTCCTCACAATTACATTTGCGGAGAAAGGATTGTTTCCAAACATGACTATTGTGCCATTATCTTTTATAATCCTTTTGTAATGTGTGAATAAACCGTCAATATCAATTTCGCACTCCCACTCACAATTTGTTGTATTGTAAGGCGGGTCAGTAAGAATCAAATCAATGCTACAATCCTCAATGTCTGGTAAAACTTTGAAACAATCTCCATTTACCAGACAATCGAGGAATCGTTCATTCATACATGTTTACCGTCCTTGACTTGATGAATCTATTATATCACAAAATCAAGAACTTGTCAAACATTTTTGACTGTCTCAACACACTTCAATTTATACACACTATTTAGTGTTGTAACAATGATATACCATCCGTCAGCCGTTGAGACAATTTCAGTAACAGTAGACGTGTGTAAAAACATAGTATATTCTGGCACATATGGCAAAACAGCTCGTTTTCCAACTTCCAGCTCACCGATAATTACTTTGCGTCCAATTCTTGCCAATGCTCTTTCATCTGTTTTCGCTGTGCCGTCTACATTTGTGATTTCTACAATCTCATAGATGTCGTCTACAATAGGAAAAGTGTTGCCACAGTTTTCGCAGTATGCTTTATACTCTGGGCCGCCAGCAACTGCTCCAATGAGATTCATAACATTTAAAACTTCTTCATTTCTTTCGGTTCCTTGGGTATGATACCCACATACAGGGCAAATAAATTCTTTCATCGCATTACCGTCCTATTTCTTTTGTTATATTTGCCCTCCTCGTTTTTACATAACGAAACAGAAATAGGCTTAGAATAAAACTAAGCCTAATATTTGAACATCCTTTTCGTCTTTACTCAACAACCACACAACCCCACGAGGACTCGAACCTCGTTCGACGATGGCATCTACCCCAAATGCTTTACGGCTGTGCTACGTTGAGTGTGGAGCATCAGACGGGACTTGAACCCGCAATATCCTGCTTGGAGGGCAGGTGCCCTACCAATTGAGCTACTGATGCATACCCATATTATACCACAATGTATCAGTTTTGTCAAATTCCCTTTGATTTTGACGGAGCAGTATACATCACAAAAGCACGTCCGTCACATGAAATCGTTAGAGGTTCTTTATTCTTTATATGAACAGTATGGAGATACCATATAGGCATACTTCTCTCTTTATCTATGGGCTTTGTAACTACAAATCTGCTTCCTTCTTTGTCCAAATGACAATTATACTCTCCATAATTCTTCTTGTCAACATCATCCAAAAGGATTTTGTTTAAATCATTATACTTCTCTATTAAAACAGCAAATTCTGAACCATAATATTTGTCTTTTTTACCACGAAATAATACCGACATATGAATCACTCCCTAAAATGGTAGCGGGCACGGGAATCGAACCCGTATGGTATTTCTACCAAGGGATTTTAAGTCCCTTGCGTCTGCCAATTTCGCCAGCCCGCCATAAATGGTGTGCCAAGAGGGACTCGAACCCCCACTCTACTGCTTAGAAGGCAGTTGCATCATCCGATTATGCTATTGGCACAAGTTTGCGCCATTATTTTGGCGCATTTTTAATTCTGCTATGACGTTTTACAAAGTAACCAGCAAAGGTTATACCATCTTGTCCGATGGTAAGAGGTTCTAAACTTATAAGACTTGGATGGCCGATGGCCCAAAAGCCTCTACGGTCGTATCTAGAAGTTATTTTTGAAAAGCATTGTTTGCCGTTTATTATTGAACCGTATGGTTTCGCGTCAAATTCTGGATGGTCAGTGTCTTTATAATAAAACTCAAAACGCAAATCAGACATTGCCATCCTATTTGCCCTACAATATTCTCTTACAATGTAATCAAATGTATATCTGCGCCCTACTACTAGATTCATTTTACCCTCTCCAAATATGGTATAAACTTCATCCTATCGGCTATGAAAATGAATGGTTTTGTGCTAATAATTTGAAAATCATATAAACACCATTCAAATCCATCTTCACCATCTTCGTCGTTGGCAAAAGCGGATTCAAAATTATTCCCGAAATGTCCATGATATTGACGTATATCTACTGTCTCACCATCCATATCAACGCAGATTTTGTACCCATCTTTGATATATCCATCAAAAATTTCAGCCAATAACCTCCCTGTCTGCTCACTATAATCGCAGGAAAATTCGTTGTATTTTTTATCAATGTCGAACATTCCATATTTTCTGCTCATTGTTCACACCCTCAGCTTACGAATATTTACAAGATGGTGTTCCCGGTGGGATTTGAACCCACAAAACTACGGTTCTTAGCCGCACATGTCTGCCAATTCCATCACGGGAACAAAATGTGGGCAGAGTTACCGCCCACGATTTATACTCATATTTTACAATAAAATGCGGATTTTATCAAGTGATAAAAACATCACTTTTACCATATTCTGGCATTCCTACCAACTCAGTAGGAAATAGATACACCAAACAAGAAAATTTAGTAATCACATCCCCAAAAATATTGTAACCAAATTGTAATAATTGTGTCTAAAATCACACACCTGTTTTCGAACCTTTTTTGTGTAAAAAACGATGTTTTCGAGCTGTTTTTGTGTAAATTTTGCCTGTTTTGAGCTGTTTTTACGTCAAATTTTGCCACTTATTTTTGATGCTAAAAACCATGGTAAAAACGAGAAATTTTGTGTAACATAATCCAACAGGTGTGTGATTTTTATTAGACACTTTCGTTTTCCACTGTATATATTATACCATGACGAACAGTGAATTGTCAAATAAAACCGTTATTTTATGTACAGTCCAAAAACACTAAATCATCGGCATATGGCAGAGTTTTCACCCAATTGATGAATCTCTCCCACTCCACCAACTTGTGTCCTTTTCGCTGTCGCACGATTGAATAAAGGTTCTCATAATTCATAGTTACAGTACGCCGCTGAATCCATGATTCTGGAAGAATACGAATCAGTTCTTTCCAGTACCGCTTGTCTTTGGTTTCAAGATATTTGTCCCTTAACATATTACAGACACTTAAAATATCCGTCCAAGCATCATTTATGGTGAACGATGATTCTCCACCGTGCGTGATATTTGTGGTGCTAAGTTCCAAATAATTATTATAATCGTCAAATTCAAAACATGACAAGGTGATTGGTTTTGACATAATGCGATGCATAGTGCTAGTGCTATTGGCTGTTGTACCAATTTTGTAGGTGTCCATTTCCTTCCACCAATACAAGGCCGCGCTTATATCGACACTTACCATGATTTGACGCATAAATTTTCTGTGTTCAGAACCGCCGCGAATAAGACGTTTCATCAAATCTAAGTCGTTGGCACCAATAACAACTTTTCCATCTGTATCGAGCCAGCTATCGCTTTTAATGTGTGATTCAAGAGGGTTTCTCATTCCTCGAATTGCGTGTTCAAAACCCCAAACATCTGTATTACTGAAATCCATTACCAAACTACCTCGTCTATATCGTTATCTCGCAAAAACTGATTTGCGAGCCTAAAATGATTACATCCAAAGAATCCATTATATGCTGAAAATGGGCTTGGATGCGCCGCTTCAAGCACCAAATGGTGCTCATTTGTTATGAGATTGTGTTTGTCTTTTGCGTTTCTTCCCCATAGCATGAACACCTTTGGAGAGTTATCAGCGTTTAAAAGTGAAATCACTTCGTTTGTGAATCTTTCCCAACCTCTACCAAAGTGAGAAGCTGGTTTCCCCTGTCTTACTGTTAAAGTAGTATTGAGCAGAAAAACACCTTGTTGCGCCCACGGTGTTAAATCACCGTTCTTTAGACAATGTTCACCATATTCATTATCAATTTCTTGATAAATATTCCGCAAAGATGGTGGTATTACGCAATGCGGTTTCACAGAAAACGCCAAACCCATTGCGGTATTTGGCGTGTGGTAAGGGTCTTGCCCCAAGACAACAACCTTTATTTTCTCAAAAGGTGTTATCTTAAAAGCATTAAATATTTCCTCTGGCGGTGGATATATTGTTTGTGTTTTGTACTCCTGTGACAAAAATCTTCTAAGATTCTGATAATACTCTTTCTCGGTTTCAGAATCAAAAAATTCTTGCCAACTGTTTCCAACATCAACCAACGTCTCCACCAGTTACCGTGTATGTCTCTACGCCAGACGCTTCAAGTGCTTCTTCGATATTGTCCAAAACATCATCCATGTCAATATCTTCTTCAATTTCAACTACAAAACGATACATACACTTCAGTCCCTTTCGCGCCTCATAAGCACTATAAAAATTTCAAAAATAAAAAGTATAATTGTTACTCCCCAAAATGGAAGCGGAGAAAATGCAGGTACAAAGAAGGCGTTCCAAGCAAGGCATATGAGCCAAGAGAAAAACGCCGATACCCCAAAATAAAATGCCAATACAAGTGCTATAATAAATAACACAGCAAAAAATATTAGTATAGATTCCATTAGCTCACCCTTCTAAATCTTTCGGATTTCTACTTTTACCTTTATCTTTTACGAGCTTCCCATCTACTATATTATACCGCCAATACCAAGTTGTGTCAAGTATGTGGGTAGCTATGACATACTGTACTTCCCCACCAATATGGTAGGTTAGTACAGCACGTTCACCACGAGGAAGTTTTACATCTTCAATTTTCATCAATCAATGATAAAATCTTTCAGTGGCTCATACAACGACGGGTCGCACTTAATCCACTTCTCCGGCCACTCGCACAATGCCAGAGTAAAACCAAGCAAACTCTTTGCGTTTACACGAAATTCAGTTCCATCTTCGTTGGCCTGATTCAGCAGAAATACATCTCCGTCAGATTTATCAATGACTCCCATGATTCCTGTGATATCGCTTTTTGTGTCTACACGAACTTTATACTTTGTCATACTATACCTCATTTAATTCAAACATAATGTAAAACGGACACTTGATATATTTCTTTTCAAACTCATCCATAGAGCGAGTTTCAACTCTACTCTCTACGTTATGGAAAACAAAATTGAATCCGTTGTTTTCAAACATGACATAATGAAATGAATGGCCTGTAAAATAATAAATAATTCCGAACCTTGGAATATTTGCCGAGCGGTATCTCCGCATAACTCTCATTTTACAGTCCACATATTTAGAGTTATACTTCTCCTTTAAATGACGCAACATGTCAAAAACAGAAGTACCAAGAATACCTTTAAGGTCAACCGTTTTCTCAAACGAGTTTAAAGTTTCAGATGCTACTTTTACAAAATCTTTGTCATTGAAAATCAGTCGCGTCAAGTTGTAAAAAGCAATCCACCCGCATCCATTGTATGAAGATGGAAACTTTCCGTACTTCCAATCGCATCTTGACTGATATTCAATGAACCCTGTCGTTTCTATAAAGTTCACGAGCTTACACCCCATCCATCTACCGGCCCGAACGTCAACTGCTCAGAAATCGTCTCAAAGTGCCTTTCGCGCACTCTTTGGCCGCAAAAAGGACAATAAAATTGGACTTTTATGATGTGTTCACAACTAGGACATTTTTGCCATTTTTGGGGCAAAAACGCGCATTTTTTGGGCTTTTCGGGCTGATTTTTCGCAAAAAGTGCCTTTAAAAACACCTTAATTTTCACCAGTTCATTTTCGTCCAATTTTTCATCTGAATTTGCGTTCAGTTGTTCAATTTTCTGAAAATAGTCGTCCAACTCAAATTCTGTTACCACTCAACCACTCCTATCTTTTAAAATGCCATAAGAAAATATTTCATAGATAACACACCAATATATTTCTATCAGTATCCTTGAAGTTCTCCTCAAGAATTATTCTAACTTTATCCCATTCCAATTTGTCTAGCCCGCACCCAATCTTTGGGATTGCCAACGGCAACAAACATTCTGGGTCGAACACGTCTAAATTTTGTTTGAGAAACTCTATTCCACCATTGAGCGTCATATATGTTGGTTTCTCAAAATATCTTTTCTTAGTTACAATGTTGTGTATAATTCTCTTATCTTCTAACACAAGAGACATACAAGCAGGAACTTCTGTTTTAGAACCATCGAGGCGCGACTTGATATGATACCGACGTTCAAACTCTTTTGCTATGCCAGCATCAAGAGTAAAATCAGCACTTACACAGTGAGCAAGCATAAAACGATTAGGTGTATCAAACAAATTCATTTTCCTTTCTACGATTTTCATATCAGACGCGCCCCCTATATAATAATGTATTATATATATATTATAACACAAACCATATAGTGTGTCAACTAGGAACACGAAATTATTTAGCGCTTATAATCCGTTATAATATCGAAAAACTTGAAAGCGACATAGACGAACAGCGCAAAACATATACCAAAACAAACTAACAACATAATCTTATCACCTAAATATCAAGAGGCAAGAAGCAATGATATAAAAACTCTATGCCTCTATATTCTTCATCAATATGATAATGCCCACAATACCACTTTTTGAATTGAAGCCCATCGTTACATAATGATTCAAACCACATTTCTGTCGATTTGTCCACTGTGTTTTGGTCGATTCCGGGAAGAAATGTATATTCTGGTATAGCAAAATATGGACATGTATGCGTTAAAACAATATCTACTTTATAATTATTGTTTCGTAGATTACGATACGCATTTTTCTTATTGCTATCCGTTGGTTGTTCATCCTCGAACCATATATAACGATGTCTCAAGCGATAGAATTTGTCTACTGAATATGCTCCACCACAACAAAACATCTTTTTGTCATTGATTGTATATACTTCTCCATCTTTTACAAAGAATATGTTCGGATATTTTTCCTCACAATACATATCTCCGCCCCACATCTTTTTGACGGTATATACGTCCGTGAGATTCTCATGGTTTGCGTCATGGTTCCCACGCAAACAAACAATTTTAGCATTGAGTTTTGAAAGATATTTCTTTTTCTCGTCGTCTAATCCATATCTTAGATGCCAGTTCAAACCAACATCACCAAGTATAAATATATAAAGTTCATCATCTGGATTTTGCTGTGAAATGAAAAACTTTATTTTGTCATACTGCCCATGACAGTCGCCAGTAACAAAATACTTTGTCATAACTACCTCATATACTCAGGCGTTCCTGTACTTAAATAGCTTTTCTATCTTTTTGGGACGATTTTGTAAGTTCTTATCTAGAGTTCTAACAACTTCTTTTTGCCATACACACTCAAAATCATCTGGTGCGTGTTCTTCGCTAATAAATACGATGTTGTTTTTACTGATTTCTCTCATGTAATCCCAGAAATCATCGTAATCAATCTTGAACTTACTCCCATATGCGGTTGTATTGGCATACGGTGGGTCGGCATATACTACACTCCCGTTTGGGATAATGACTTCCTTATAATCCATACTTATAAATGTAGCATTTTGTAAACCAGCCATCTTTTTTATAAGCCCACGTTTTCCCGTTTGCGTATAGTTCCTGCCTCTCTTATCGTCTCGTGCGTATCCTCCAAACCACTTCCCACCGAAGGAGCAAGCGAATCCAACAAAACCAGATAGCGCCTTATCTTCGTCTAAGTTGTTTTTAATGTATTCGTATTGTTCTTTTGTAATTTCATCAGGCAATTCATAGCCGTTTTGTAGCGCCTTAAACATTTCTATAAGATACTCATGTTTATCATTTAATATCTTTGTATCAGCTTTTATTTTACTCTCAATTGAACATGCTCCACAAAATAAGCTGACGAATGTCGCCCCCCCCCTAATTCTGCTAATTTCGTGATTAATTATTTCAGAAATTCGGGTACTTATTAATTGCTTACCGCCCATATACTGCATTTTTACATCGTCCTTAAAATCAATCCTTTAAAGTCGTATACTTATTTCTATAACCCATACAGTCTCCGTTACCATTCCCTTTAACATTCCTTTTACAAACCATATACCACATCTTCGGATTTGTGAATTTGTCGTCAAAATGTATACATCTGGTACATAATCCATCAAATTCGTATTCTGGACACTTAGAGATGGAAAAACTTTCAATCCCGTTTGGCAAAACTGTATTTTCAGCTATCCATCCATCGACTGGAATAAGTTGTGAACTCCAAGAGCAGTTTCCACACGCTTTAGCGCAACTGAAACAGAGTTGGTCATTACTATACATATATGTCTCCCGCTCTCACCTTGTTACTATTATACCACAGAACAAAGGATTTGTCAAGTAGGAGACATATTCAACAATTACATGATTATTTGTTCATATTTATTGAGATACCAACTTTTTCTGCCATTATATTCCTTTACAGATAACGAACGCGGGTTCACTTTTATAACATTATTTTTTACAACACGGCAGGTTTCATAAACGTTTGGATAAACAAGAATTTCTGCTTTCTTTCCTGTTCCAATGGATAATGTTTCAAATGAATATGCCCAAACTTTACCAGTCTTTTTGCTGTTCAATTGCCTAACATCTAAGAGCAATAGTTTAGTTCTATCAGCTTCTTCATTCGTTCTGAAGTCGATATATCCAACATATTCTTGTTGCCATACGATTTTTTCAATGATAGAGAAATCGTTATTATGTATAACTTTTAGATATTCTTCAACTTCTTTTAGTATTGCTTTCATATCTAAGTCAACATACTTTTTAGCTGTTTCACGGCTGTGTCTTTTGAATATTCCCTCAAACACGTCAGCACCATCGAACTTATCCTTACCAATCATTTTTGATTTTCCAAATTGCTCATAGAATCTATATACGTTTAATAAATATCTGGAATTTCCAAACTCTTTGAAGAAATCAAGTTTGATAAGTATTTCTATTTGCCTAGAGTTTATATACCTACTATCAAGTGAAGCCAATAAATCTATGAATCCATCATACTTCTCGTTTCTTAATCCAAACAAATATTCTGCTGTGTCTGGACTAAGATATTTAATAGATGCTATTCCTTTATATATGGCAAAATGTTCTTTATCCATATAATAGTTTGAACGAGAATGTCTAAATTGCGGCTGAAATATCCTTACTCCACGACGTTTTGCCATCTCATATACTACTTTGGTTTTATCTTCTTTATCTGACCACACGTTAAAACATGTTGCTATAAACTCTAGTGGATAATAATGTCTAAGCCACCCACAAGCATAACCTATGAAAGAGTAACTATCAGAATGGTTCCAAGAGAACGCATAACGAGTGGCATCTAAGATGCATTGTAGTATTGGTTCTATGATTCTCTGACAATCACTATCAGTAAGACGATATTTGTCTTTCGATGTTTTTATGAAACCATTTCTGATTTCTGGGAGTAACTGCTCAGTACCCTTTTTCTTTGCTATTGCTTTTCTCGCTTTATCAGCCATGTTAAGATTGTATCCGCAAAACTTCATCAAGAACTTCATAATATCTTCTTGAATGATACAATAACCAAGTTCTGGTGCCAATAATCTATCTATCGCCTCAACGCCAGTCTCATTAAAAATTCCTGCGGATGCGTTTTCTCTGATAGATGCTCCACATGGACGAATTAGTGCGTTTCCAAAACTAAACAGCTTCAAATACGAAATGGATGGCATTTTTTCTTTTATAATTTTTATTGTTTCGTCAGAAAATAATTGACGCAACAACTGCCCACCAAAATCTGATTCATATTGGAATATACAAGAATTATCGTCTCTAATATCTTTCCATACAGCCCAATCATCCAAGTCTATATTGTCGGGATTGATTCTTTCTATTCCAGCCAACTTACATGTCTCATTTATAATACCCACGTTATCCAAACCCAAACAGTCCAGCTTCGTCCACCAGCCAGCATCAAGCCCATACATATCCAAAGATGAAACGGGGTGGTCAGTTGTAGAAAGGGTAAACAATCCTATTTCTTCTTCTATGTTTCTTGTTGCGCAAAGTACGCCAGCGGGATGCGTACCAACTGATACAATCGTTCCAGCTATCAAGTCAACGTATTCAAATATATCTGGATAATCTTTTTTTAGTTTATCGTCAGCAAATTCTTCTTTTTTATCATTTATAGAAAGTCTCTTTTTGATATCTCTGGCGTCGTCCAAAGAATAACCAAGTGCTTTACATACATAATCAATAGCACCACGAACAGCCACTGTACCAAAAGCAGCAATCTCTGAAGATTTAATCAAGTCATTTGTCAACAGAAAGTTTCTTGTTTTTGCTCTGTCGGGGTCATAGTAGTCCGAATCTATCCTCGATACCCTCGGTTTCCCGATATTTATAAGGGGAGTAGACTATACCTTCATCCTCAACACTACTTGTAGGAGCCGTATTATAGTCGTTGAACGTCCCTCTTTGTTGAGAGGTTTCGCTGCGTTTGATTATCCAATCATTAACGATGTTACCATACCGAATCCGTTACTATTCGCCACTATATTGTCACCAATATAGTTTGGTTGTTAATGCTCTAAGGACTTCCCCGCAGTTTAACGGTTTTTTTTATATACCATTACTGGTATAGCTGACTATATATTAATCAGCGTTACTCTGTCTATCAGGATTGGCAAATCTAAAAAAATTCAAATTGAATTTGATGCTATCCATTTCGGTTATCCCAAGAAGATACGCTATCATACTTCCAGAAACAGAACCTCGTCCGGGGCCAACAAACACTCCATTTTCGTGTTCCCAGTTTCTAACATATGTTTGGAACAACATAAAATCTTCCATGTTTGTCTTATGATAGACTTCAAGCTCGGCATCCACCCTTTTCAAAAGTTCCTCTTTTGAATGATTTTTGAGAGCATATGGATGTGTTTCAACTGCCTTATAAACAGTTTCTTTAAAGGCTTTTTCAGAATCTTTATATAATTTTGGATATTTGGGCGAAGTATCCAACGCGAACTCCTCAACACTATCTCTGACAACACATGTGTTCGCTATTGCTTCTTTTACTATTTCTTCATCTAATACGCCCTGTTTCCTATATGCCTCCACAAGTTCATCATATGTTTTAAAGGTTAAATCCCAACCATCTTCACCCTCGAAATAAACCTTTTTAGACTTTTGTAAAATAACTCTTGCTTTTGCCAGTTTTTCATTGAGTGAATGTGTATCAGTTCCAGCAATCAGTCTTACGCCAGTCTTATGCGATAAATCTTGTAGATACAAATTATATCTACACTGTTCGTCTACACAATGGTGTTGAATTTCAAAAAAGCATCTATCTCTATGTTTTGTGAAATATTCTATTACTCTTTGTTTTACTTCATCGGTTCCATCATTTAATGGGCCACCTAAACAGGCGCTTGTCAAGATTATATTTTCACTCAACGACTCCATTTCATCAAGCGTAATTCTTGGAGAGTAATAAAAATGGCCATCTTTTCTATTATTGGATATTGTAACCATACGATTTATTTCTTTAACGCCGTCCCAATTCTTGGCAATTGCTATCATATGGTAGTTATCTCGAACCTTATTATCTTTGTTTTCTGTCATATAAAGCTCAATGGCATGAACATATTTCATGCCAGCGGCTTCAATCAAAGACTTTTTGGTTGCCCAATTAAGTATATTGCCATGTTCGCTAAACGCCAGAGCCGACATTCCACACTTTTTCGCCATGTCAACATACATTTCTATTTTAGTTACAGAGTCAATATTCGTTGTACAGCTACTATAATCGCTATGTAGGTGATATATAAAGATATCTTTCATCATTTTTTAATTTCTCCAAGCACTTCTACCGTCTTATCTGGATACTTTATATTGCTCACCAGTCTACTCCTAACATCCTCTGGATATGTGATTGTACTTTTTCGTTCCCATTTATAAGAATAATCATGTTCTTTGGAATCTGAATACACCCTATAACTCTTTTTGTCGAAATACAGTTTAACTTCTTTATCAATAAGTCCTGTTTCTCTGTCTTTGATACATCTTATTAATGTATTATACCCATCTGGGTCGTCCCACAGGATTTCGACACTAAAAGCTCTATTACAACATTTAAGAATATCACTTGAACCAGCAATATCGTCTCCACCAATTTCCTTTACGCCAGCGGCAAGTTTTCTACTGTGGGCAACCAAAGCAACTCTAACGGGAAAATTATTTGTAAATGTTTTTAGATTTATTACGAAATTCTTCTGCTTTTCGTATTTATCATCACCATATTCCTGCGAACAATCAACAGTCAGGAGAGAGTCAACAATAAAGTTCTTTACACCATATCGTTTGTAAGAATACTCCATTGCTTGTAAGATTGACTTCGAGTTTGTGTCAAATTCATTATTGTCGTTATACACATATACAGAGTCTCTATAAAACTCTTTAATTGCTTTAGCAGCTTGTTTTGATACGGCATATCCATTTGGACGTCCTTCGTTACTGTTGTCAAACTCCACTATATGTCTGCTAGATGCCAACGGCTTAATCACATTTCCGAGAAGAATACCGCTTGGTATTTCACCACTATATATGAACACCTTTTCTCCTGCTTCTAATGGAGCGGCAACAAACATTGTGTTAAGAATACTTGATTTACCATTACCAGATTTACCCGTCAATATTGTAAGTGAGTTTTCAAAACTTCCAGAAAATACTCTATCCATAGCAGAAAATCCACTTGATATTCTTGGCATATCTTGTAGTTGTACTTCTTCAACGTCCATCAAACGTTTAACTTGTGGGTTATCCTCAAGTTTAGCACTGGCAATCATGTCAATGACCGCCGATGGACCACATGCTACAAGCACATTATTGGCATCTACTTTTTTATAGTCTTTATTTTCGTCTAAATCTATATTTTTTACTACTTTTCTAAAGTAAGCCTCTACTTCTGCCTGTACTACATCATTTTTTGGTACTACTTTTGTTCTATAAACCCCAAGCCTTTGTACGCACTCTTTTATTGCGTCTTGTCCGGCTTTATCATCATCAAACCAAAGTATTATTTCTTTACATTTTTCAAGAACATCAAAATTGAAGTCAATCCAGTTTTTATCTCCCGCACCACCTGGAATTGAAACTGTATTTATATATCCTGCTTCTACACAAGCAAGTCTATCATTTAAACCCTCGACTATAACAAGCGGTGTATCGTAGTTTATCCTATTTACACCATACAGCAAAGCACATACGCCAGCGTTTTGTTGCCAGAACCATTTTGCGCCTTTATCAGAGTTTCTGTGTGCGCTAGATACCCTATATTTAGTCTGTATAAGTTTACCTGTCGTATTATAAAACTGATAAGCGATATTACCATGAGAATCCTGTTTTACGTTACAAAGGTCTAATGTACTTTCTGATATTCCTCTTGATTTTAGATATTTTTCGGCAATACTTCTGTCGGTATTTACTTCATCTTTAGAGCATTTAAAGTCTTTGAAAACATCTTTATCTTCTTCGTCAAATTCAAAGTCACTTGGGTCATATTTCATACCGGCGACCATAAATAATTCTTCAACTGCTTCTAAAAATGATTTATTTTTATACTTCATACTGAAATCTATGTAATCCATAGTTAATCCAGTAGCGAAACATTTTAGACAATTTCCCTCTTTGAACCAATGAGCCGATGCTGTTCTTTCCTGTTTGAACGGCGATTTACACACCAATTTTTCTTTATCGACATCTTCAAGAGGAATCTCGTCGGCCATTAGTTCAAACGCGGTTGTGCCTAACATTTCCTTTGCTTGTTCTATTTTCTCTCTGCTTATCATAATCATCCGTCCGTTTCTATTATATCACAAAGGTTGAAAAATGTCAAATTGTATCAGTAACACATGTATCTCTTGCCGAACACAAATACGAACAAAAGAAATCGTTTTGTGTTTTTGGAAAATCTATTTCGTCATATATAAGTCTTATTGTATTTCTAATCCAATCATATGTTTCCTCTAAATCTTTTTCATTGAAACATATTTCTTGTGTTATATTCTCTTTGAATTGCTCAAAAACAAGTTTATAAGGATACTCTCCATACATTTCTTTCAATGCTATGGCATAGATGTATAATTGTCTTGTGTAATCGTGTAATTCTTCCTTGTTTTTGAATTTGCCCTTAGATTTATAATCAGTAACTATAAATCCGTTCTTATCTCTTGATACTTTATCAATAAATCCAATAAACTTTCTAGGTTTATCCATAACGTCGATTGTAAATTCAAACTTTACTTCGGCCCCAATTATTTCTTCATCGGGATTATCTTTAATATTTACAAAATAATCGTATCCTTTATTGAAATATGATTCATTTAAATCAACATATTTATTTGGTGGGGCTTCTTCAGTTACATTTGAGTAATAGTTGTCGTTATAATAACTTGCTAGTTCATATATTTCAAGCTCTCCTTTATTATATTTTTCAAATACTGAATGAGCAAATGTACCATACTGTGAAAAAAAGTTCTCTCGTTCACTCCTTTTCATTATATATGTGTAATACCACGCTCTCTTACATGTATAAAATCCATTTAGCCTTGAAAACGACCAAACCATATCATCTATAATATCATGTCTTATTTCTTGTTCAAGTAGAATCACTTAATCACCCCTTTTAAGGAGGCCGAGAAGCTGTGAAACCTCTCGGCCATATATTATCAACACATCTTAGAACGGCAAATCCGGCTGTTCACTGTCTAAATTATCACATGTCGGCTTTGATGCCGCCGCAGTGGCGCTCGCCACAGTTTCAAAATCGAATACTGTTACGTTGTAGAAATATCTCGCGTTACCATTGGCATCGGTCTTATCACTTTTTTCATGTGTGATAGTACCAGAAACAATTTTGATTCTGTCTTTTTCTTTCAACGCTTTAGCACCAGCAAGAGCGTTTCCAACAAAAGTAGCTCTCCAAGAAGAATTAGCATACTTGGGACGTCCATAATCGTCCATTTCCTTGAGCTTTCTACCTGTACTCAAATTACAGGCTACAAACTTATCATGGACTTCCGGCTCGAAAATTGTTGCGTAACTATCTTTAATCTGCAGACTCATAAATTATTTAACCTCTTTCAGTTCATTAATAATCGTATTTGCCACATCAACATCTTTTATTGATGTAAAGTTCTTACTTGTATGGTGCTTAGAAACAATAGCGTACAGGAGTTCCTTATCTACACCAGCTTCAATTTTATTCGCAAAGATTGAGTTAATTTCTCTAAGGGCTGAATCAATATCTGATTTTGGAGTTTCAACAGGAGTTGGTGCCTTTACGGGTTCTTTTGGCATTTCTCCCTCGCCAGTGTTAGCCCAATCAATTAATCTTTCTCCGTCTTTTTCATTAAGTACATCATATCTGCCCTCAAAAATGTGGGTGTTGTCTTTTGCCACAGTAGCGACATGAGTTTCTTGGTCGATGTTGAAAGTCGCGGTGTAGTTGTATTCAATATCCTTTTCCTGCTGTGAACCAACTCCAACCTTTTTTGGAATTTGCTTACCATTCTTATCTTCCATTACATAATCATCTTTACCACGAGAAGTAGCAATGATATGAATTGGAGACTGAAGAATCTTTTCCATCAGCGCCGCATGTCTTGGCTTTAACTTTCCCCAATTAGTGAATGAGTTGCCAGGCATCTTATCATGTACCTCATTCAGCCACTTCCATTCATGGCTAAGACTGTCGATGATAAGAATTTTGAAACCATTATCAACTGCCGCACTAATTGCCTCAATATAAGATTCTGATGTATAAGGCTCCGATAACTGTAAGTCGAAGAAATCAAATTCGTTAGCGTAATAACGAATACGTCCGTTCTCTGTGTCGATTGCCGCAATTCCCGCTCCACCAGCCTTGGTAAACATACCTGTTGCCAACTTCAAAGCTGTATACGTTTTACCGCTACCAGATGGGCCATTAAGAAGAACTTTTACCCAAATTTTTTCTCGTTTTGCTTTTTGAAAACTAAATCCTACTGCCATTATTATTACCTCGTATTATAAAATAAATTACTTACTCAAAAACTTATTAAGTTCCTCTTGCGCTTCTTCAAGCGCGGATACTGCTGACTTATATTTTTCAATCGCCTCTGCTTCCTTACGTCTTTGAGAGAATAATCTTGCTGTATCAATCTCCTTTACAAGTCTTTCGACACGTTTCATTTTTACACATGCGTTCTTGTACCACTGTTTGATAGCTGAATCTTTTGCTCGATAGTATTTTTCCATACAACGCGCTTTCGCTATCTTCTTGCCCTCGTCAATAGAAAATTCATCACGAGGGTCACACTTTGCTTTTCCCACGAAACAATCGGGAATCAGCGTCGTCCAGTTGCTGTTAAATCCGAAAAAACTTTCATCTGCTTCTCCAACCTGCCGGACAATAGCTTTATGAGCATCAAGCTCTGTGCCCTTTAGGATGGCAACAACAGTCCGCTTTTCGGAATTAACAATGTACTCTACTGCCATAAAATTAATCAGGCGCGGGAACTACGTAGCTTGCTACGGAGCGGAGCGCCTTCCTCCTTTCTGTAATGTAGTGCTTTGCACATTCTACTAACTTTAACTTCTTATAATTAAGCTGCTCGTTAATTTTTGTACCATCCAACATGCGTATTGCAAAACGTCCGTCTATTCGTCTACCAAAAATAAAACACTCATTGTTTTTATACAAAACCTTGTCAAAAAGTCTGAAGCCTTTAACCAAATAAGGTGCCTGATTTAGTTTTCTATATCCCCCTTTATTGATGGTATTTTTATGGATTTGTCTGTTATGGCATCTTACTTTCTTTTGGTAGTAGACTATGCCGTCACTTTTAGCTTTTGGGTTGCCACTAATACACCTAGCATCTATGTAGTGTTCCTTTGACAGTTTGTTTTCTATTCTTGTGTTTTTAGTTATGTAGCCAAAGGTTAGACATACGTTTTTGTCTTTATGGATTTCCTTTAGTCTGTTGTAAAAAGCCCAACGCATGATGCCCATAAAGGTTGCATCCTTAAAGGACATACCCCTTTTAATTTCTTTGGGCAGTAAAACTACTCCATTATGGTAGCCCTTATGACAGGTTTCACATAAAGTGATTAGGTTGTTTGGTGCATCACCGCCTGTTTGTCTGCTTTCTATGTGGTGTACGTTTAAGATTTTGTCTTTTGTTTTACCATTACAGCACTGACAAATATGACCGTCTCTAAATAAGACGTATTCCCTCACATTCCAAAAGTTTAGTTGCTCTCCCTGCCGGTATTCGCTACCCTCAATACTTGGATTTTTGATTTTTTGAATATCAAATGAGGCTACCTCAACTTTTATGTTTGTTACTGGAATAAAGTTACAAATCTTATCTACAATAGAAAGATGCATATTAATCTTATGCTCTACCGATGGTGCAATCCAGCCCTTATGTTTTGAGTGAACCCTGTTGTTGAATCTTGGCTTTCTATACCTTGTTTTTCTGCTTCTACGGGTTCTACGGTTTTGCCGTCTAGTTGACAATAGACTTACTATATCGTTTCGCAGTTCAACATCAGCTTCATAAAGGACTCTGTTTTTCGTTGTTGCGGAAACCCCGATATGTTTAGAGCCTGTATCAATACCAAGGTTTACGTTTTGTGTATGAATAGTGCTATCATACAATAATTGAATTACAAACGGACAACGATTTACTACTTTAGCTTTATTTTCTTTTAAAAGCCTCCTGACTTTACCACGCCTGTTTGTTGGCATAAGCGGTTGTCCGTCTTTTGATATTACATATACCATTACAGGCACTCCTTTCTTTTATTGATATGTTTTTTGCTATAAGCCAGCACATATCGACTGTTAGATACCTTCGCCAATGTTAATGAGAGGTTTTATCTATCTGCAACACTATCGCTATATCACACGATTGTTTAATCACAGACCTCAGAGCTACGAACTAGGTATTACATTCGGAGGTGACTATATATTCTCTCTTAACGTAGTTCAGCCAATAGACTTCACTTAAGCTACTCACTCTAGGTTATTATCAAACCTCCACGGCTTGCCGTGGGATATTAGTGATTCGTTTTGTCTCCTTGTTTTAGTCGTTTTAAAATGTCAAGCGTTTTGACTGTGAAACTATTATACCACACTTCTTTCCGTTTGTCAACACCCCATTTGTGAACTTTCCGTGAACAATTTGTTAATATTTATTCATAATTCACTGTATCTCTCTTGCTCTGAACGTATTATAACATATCCGAATCCAAATGTCAACACCCTCCCTATATATTATATAATTATATTAATATAT